ATACCGAAGACAATGGGTTTCTTTGCCCCATCAGCATAATGCATCCATATATCAGTCCTACATCTTCTTGTTATCTAGCATTTAAAGAATGGTACGACAGGGAGTTATTTACAAATCCAAATAAAACAAAATTAATTGACAAGGAGAATTATGAAACTGTTTATTCTACTAACATTGCTGGCAACTAACGTCTTTTCGAAGGAACTTCTATTAACCAAGGATAATACGGTGTCTCTTCTGGGACCAGTTACGGACCAATCAATATCAGAGCTAATGCAAGAAATCAACACTCTGTCTCAATCTGGAGATAAAAAAGAGCCTATTTTTCTTGTTCTAAATACTCCGGGTGGGAGCGTGTTTGCTGGGCTAGAACTTATGCAATACGTAAACACTCTGCGACGACCTGTTCATGTTGTAGCCAACTATGCCGCCAGTATGGGGTTTCATATTTTGCAAAATAGTCCCAAACGTTATGTGACTAAGTTCGCTACCATTATGTCTCATCGTGCCCATGGAGGATTTCGAGGAGATATTCCGCAACAAATAACCTCTCGTCTTAACCATATTATCTCTCTTGTTGATAAAATGGACGAGGATGTTGTAAAGAGAACTAACGGAAAACATACTAAACAGAGTTATGGCGAACTCATTCGTGATGAATACTATGCCGTCGGTTCTAATGCTATTGAGGATGGATTTGCGGATGAAGTGGTTTCTCTGAAATGTGATGAAAGTTTAAACACTTATAAAGACATTACAATCAATGCAATGTTTTTTCAGATCGAGGCTCAGGTATCGAATTGTCCGCTACTCACAATGCCGGTAGCTAAAAAACGAGAAGACACAGGGAAGGTACTTGAATACTTCTCTATGCGTCGTGAAGTGAACTGAGGTTTTATGGAAGCGGTACTAGTTATACTGGGATTAATGGGGGGAGCGATTGTCGCTCTCCTTCACAAATTACGAAAGCTTGAGTCCGATAAAAAGCTAAACGACATTTCTGTTGAGGATTCTAAGCAGGAAGAGAAGCAGTCTCAAGTTCAAGAAGAGAAGGCTGTTCTAAAGAAAGAACTGGAGAAGATTGATCAGCAGAAGGCGAGCGATCTTTCTGACGAAGAGATCGAGAAGTATTGGGGAGATCGTAAGAAATGAAAATATTTTTAAGCTTACTCATTGCTAGTAATCTATGCCTTGCTCAAAGTGTCAAAGTGGTCAAGAGAGGGGAAGTCGTTCCTTTTGATGGGGTTCTATTCACTCGACAACTCGAAAAAGATATCCGAGAAGATATGGAAAAACTCAAACGCCGAAATGACGTACTCACAAAGATAAACGAAGCTAATGAAAAAGAAATAGACATTGTCACTAAACGCCTATCTCTTTATCAGGAAAAGTCTAAGGAGTTGGCTGATAGAGAGGTGGTCTCTGAGCGTGATCAGTTTATTAAGAACGCATTATATTTCTTATCTGGCGCTGTCATTACGGGATTTATAAGTTATGGAGTCACGCAAACTAAGCGATGAGGAACTTGTTGAGATCGCAAAGCAAGCTACGGAGCTTGATGCAGACGACGACAGGCATGACGTTGGGTACTATCAAGAGAGATTCTGTATTTTTGACGGAGATCATAGAGTGTTCACAAATCATTTGCACCTTCACTATAAATCGTGGTCTTCAGATCCCATCGGTTTGAATGCATTTCAAGATATGTTAAAATTAAATAGAAAAGATAAGACTTCTGTCTACATAAACAAAGATCTTTGTAGTTTAAATTTAGACGAACTAATAGGAAATTATGTCAAAAAAGAAAGAGAAAGGCAAAAAGAAGCGCGACTTAGAAAAATATCCGGCATTAAATCCAAGACTTAATGCAAAAACACGTTTTGAAGTTTTGGATATGGATTATTTAAAAAAGCTCAGCAAGGAGGATCTTGAGTACTTAAATCAATTTATGGGAGAGTACGTAAGCGGAGCCTTTAAAAAAACCTCCGAAGGGGAATATAGCGAAGATAATATGCATAAAACTGTAGAGGAACGAAGGGAGTGCTATACTCGCAATAATACACGTAATCGCTGTGGGTTAACTGTTTCAAATGCTACAGGTCAAACATTTCGCTCAGATGATATTGCCGGATTTATGGACTCTCTTACTGATGCGGATACTATGATGGATGGAGTTAATTGCTTTAGTGATTATGTATTTGATGAGTTTAATGGGGATGCGGATGAATTTGAACTGAGCATCATTAAGGAAATGTATGAGGATTATTTAAAATGCATCAATCCACAGTGCGCCACTGATAAAAAGATGGCACAATCTAACTATGGCAAAATGTTGATGTCAAAGTTTAATAACGTCAAGCTTGACGAGAAATAATAAAATCGCCGACAATGTTGGAATTACATATTTAAAAACAACATTAACCATATTAACGTGTTCTTCAATCGGTTTAAGTTTTTCCCCGAGTCTTTCAAGAAGGTCTCTATCTTTATCAATCTGTCTTTCTAGTCTGTTCTCAACTAACTCCAACTTCTTTTCGGCAAGATCTGTACGTTTTTCATGGACAATAAGAGACTGGGTATTTTCAGCTAAAGTGATATTAGTCTCCTGAAGTTTTTCATTCAGCGAATCTAACTTTTCTTCGATACGGATCAGTCTATCTTTATCCACAACAACCTCTATTCCTCTGGAAATTCGTCTTTGAACATGTCTCTAAAAGATTTATATTGCATTAAAGTATTCAGCATAGCAGCTCTTCTGCTCTCATCTTGCTGATCTAGCGCATTCTTGACCATACCAGCAAACATCTGTACTGGTTTATTATCCGGATTAGCTATCAATTTTTGATCTAATTTAGTTTTGAAGGTATTTAACGTTGCTACAGTTGGTCTAAGTGTAGTCTGAATGGGTTGTCTAGATTTCAAATATGCGGCAATATTTGCGCCTTCTACTCCGTATTTTCCAATGTCACTAACCACTCCACCAATAAGACCCCTGTCTGTAGTTCGTGGACCAGCTCCAGCTTGACCTTCGGTGTATCGCAAGTATTCGTTCACTTTAACTACGGGGTCAACTGAAGTTTTAATCTTTTTTGCCAAGTTGGGCGATGCTGATTCCAGAGTATTCATTGCCGTCTCGAAGTTAGCTTCTCCAAGTATTCCGCTTTGAGTATCCTTAGCTAGAGAGAAAAATAATTGCGACAGTTTTCTTTCGTCTGAAAATTTATCTGCTAGGTCAGTTTTAGATGGATTGATTCCCATAGTCTCGGCAGAAGAAAGAATTTTATTCATCTTGGTATCGAGCATTTGTAGGGTTGGGAGATTCTTTGTTCCGGGAATTACTTCTCCAGAAGCGGATACTAAATCATCCGAAGAATCAGCCCTCAAAGAATTATACTTGCTGAGCATTTTCTCGTTACTGGAAAGTAAGTTTTCAATTTCCTGTTCATTTACTGAACTATTGATTCTATCCTTAATTTCTTTTACTGCTTCTTTAAGAGGAGTCCTCAATGTCTCTGGAAGCTTCTCATCATTGAGTTCGTTTCTTATTGACTTTATTATCAAATAGGCTTGCCTAGGATTAATCTCTGCTTGTGTTTTAATAGGAATACCCTGTGCATCAAGGAGTTGTGGCATACCTTTTTTGGGAACTTTCATAATGGTCTTGATATCTGAGTTCAGTCTCTGGAGTATAGGACTAGCCTCTACATCAGTAACTTCGGAAACCTTTGACTTCAATCCATCGAGAATATCGTTTACTCCAAACTTGCTGACGGAGTTATCTACAATATAATTTCTAACTTCCTTGGCACTAGTCAATTCATTATCCATGTCGTCGATAACTTTTTTAGCAGTGTCCACAATCTCTTTCTTGGCTTTATCTTTTGCTCCCTCGGAAACGTATGTTCTTCCTTCAGCTCCTTCTTTAGCAGCAAAGCTAGCCATGCGAAACATTTGGGGAAGTCTCTTTTCTTCGATTGCTTTTGACAGAGTTTGCCCTGCTTTCTTGCTTACTGCACCAAGTGCTTCTCCTGCACCACCGAGAACTCCTCCTACAACTCCTCCAGCCAACGCAGAAGATGGAGCTTCTTTTAGAGCTTCTAATCCTTCTTTTTCTGACTTACCAATGCCAGTTAATCCGCCAACCACTGCTCCGGTGCGAGCGGCGGTGGCTATGTTTTTAAGAGTACCAGCCTTAGTAGTGGGGACTAGTGCGGCTTTTGCCATTTGTCCAAGCTTAGCAAGTCTTCCCACCGCGCCAGCTCCCGCAGCAGGAGCGGCTGCTCCTCCAGTTAAAGCTGTCAAACCTACAGCCTGACCAATACCGCCAGCCACTTCTCCAACAGCGGAAGTAATGGGATACTCCTCTTCTCCCATTTTATACTCCGATCTAGACTCTTGAAGCGCCTGATCATATGGTTTTCCAGTTAAGAGAGATTCTGCTCTGGCAGTAAGTTCGTCTGCCATGCCAAATGTAGCGCCCTGTGCAGCACCCCGCAGCCCTGCTTCTAACATAGAAGTTTCTGGAGTATAGTCTTCTTGTTTAACTTCAGAATCAAATGAAGCAAACTCATCATCTGGTCTGCTCATTACATCATCAAAAGCCGAGAAGTCATCTTCTTGTTGATTTTTTTTAATCATATTACAGTCTCTTTGCTGCTTTTAATTTTTGAATAGCCTCTTCTCTGGACAGACCCTTGGCGCTCATATATGCCTTTATTCCGGCTTCTTGTTTAGGAGAGTAAGTCTCTTGTACAGTTGGCTCTTCTTGGATTTCTCTTATGAAATCAGGATCTAAACTTTCAGAAATAGGATAAGCGTTACTTTCTGCTCTGCTTATAATAGGATTGAGTTGACTTTGTAGTTGTTTTCTTTTTGTAGATTGTATAGTGCCGATAACTTTAGTCATCATGTTTAATTCTGCTGGAGTAAAAGGAGTTCCCTTTGCTCTGGAAGAAAGCTTACTAAGAAGCTCAGATGGACTATTGAATCCAAGTTGACCAGCAAGTACTTTCATATCCTCGGAGCGAACAACTGAATCGTCTCCTTGTGCGGTTTTTGCATAATTCATAAAAGCTGCAGCATTCTGAACTTTCACAACTGGATCTTTTGAATTGATTGCTTCGTTTAACAATTGTTTCGCTTGATTTGCTTGCTGGTAGCCAATGTATGCTTTGCTAGTTCTTAGTTGTTGAACTTGCCGGTCTATGCCGGATTGTACCTTGAAGTAGTTTTCTTTTTCTTTAACGTCAGCCCTGCGCTCTCTATCAGCTTGCTTATCATATCGACGAGCTTCCGCTTCTTCTTTTCTAGCATCTGCTGCAATTTTTGTGTACAGAGCTTGAGTGAGAGAAGGGTATAGCTTTTCTAGTTGTGAATAAGGAATCCCCTCTAGACCTTGCATGTTCATTCCTAAATCACTTAAAGACTTACGCAGCAGTTTAGATATGTCACTATTTGGATCATTCTTGGCTTTCTTGTCCCCAAGCTCTTGCTTCAGTAGCAAGTTCTGCATTGGACGTTGCGCTCTTTTTTCCAAATCCTCATACAAGCTAGTATCTGTTTTTAAAATAGTGCCAGATCCAGCACCCATAGCAGCGTCACGAAGTTTAGCCGATTGTTTCCACAATGCAGCTCTATCTTCTTCCTCTTGCTTTTGCTTTATCATTGCGTCAATATCTGGCTGAGCTTGTTGCTCTGGGGCAGGTAAAGGCTCTGCCTGTGCTGCCATAAGGTTCTCACTAGGCATTTGCTTTGGTTCTAGAGCAGCCTCCTGTAATGCCGCCGGTTGTCTTGCTGGAGCCGCCTCTTGCTCAGGAGACTCTTGCGGTTCTAAATCCTGCGGAGAAATCTCTTCGACTGGCTCTTGACCTACTGGAAAAGGAATCTCAACATCGCTAGGAGCAATCTGATCCATTCCAAATAAGTTATACCCATATCGTTTTATTTCGGGAGACATGTCAAACGTTTCTGGGTTGTCAGAAGCAGATTGAACAATCGGAGATTTTTGAATAAGTCTTTTTAGAGCGTCTCTGTTCGCTTGAGTAGGATCGACATCACTAGGAGTAATATCTGGATATCTTTCTGCTTGAAGTTTTTTTGCTGCTTCTATTTCTTCTGGTGTTTTATACCTAGCCATGCTATCCTCTATTATACTATATTAGAATTTAATTCCAAAAGCCCCGAGCGGATTTTTTTTCAGCTCCTCTGCCTTTTGTTTTGCTTGGTCTACAGTGTTCTGAGCTTGTCGTACAGCCTGTTGACCCTTTTGAACAGCTTGAGTTACAGGAGCCAAAACTCCATATCCTTGACCCTGTCCCGGCTGCGGCATGTTTTGTTGATTAAATTTTTGAGCTGCCGGTTGCTGCGGTTGAGATTGTTGCGGTTTATTAGTTTGTTGTGTGCCTTGTGACAATCTTTTAGCTCCGCCAACTTTTGCTGACGATGCCGACGCAGGGGCTGGAGATTGAGCCTGTGGCTGTGGACTGGTTGGTTGTTGAGCTTGCGACTGCTGATCTGTAGTGTCCATCATCGACAATCCGCGCTTAGCCATTTCAGCTCCTTGACCTGCCAAGTTTTGCAATGCCGCTGCTCTACCGAGAGCAAGATTACCTAAATCGCCACGAACAGATCCGGTTTGTTGTGCTCGTGACAATCCAAACTGCCCTTGCTCTTGCGCTAATTGCGCTTCTTCAGCCGTCTGTTGACGAGCGAGATTAGTTTGTCTCTGTATATCTTGTTCCAGACGTTGACTAGCAGAAGCTTCTCTAGCTAAGTTAGTTTCAGCTTGTGTGCCCATTACAGACTGTCCGCCTGCCAGCGATGCTGCCAATGCTGACCCTGATCCAGTAGCTCCTCTCCCCATACGAGCTTGTTGCTCTATTCCAGCAAGTCTAGCTGCCGCCCCTGCTCTTGCTGCCCGGATATCTCCTTGCTGTTGCATTAATTTTTCTTGAGGAGTAATCCCTCCGCCAGCAATACGCTGCTCTATAAATTCGCGCTCTTTCTTGTAGCGTGTTGGATCATACTGCATCTTTTCAAACGCAGCACCAGCTCCTTGCAGTTCTTTTAATTGCTGCTCAGAAAGACCCTTTGCTTCTTTTCTTGCTGCCTCTCCTGCCATATACCCGGCTCCCGCAGCGAGAACATCTGCGCCAAGTCCGATTCCTGCTTTATTTTCTGCAGCAAACTTTTTGGCACTAGACAAACCAGAGCTAATTGCGCCGGGAATTTTTTTAGCTCCACCGAAGAAGTCTTTTGCTTTATCTAAGAATCCCGGTTCCTCTGGAAGAATAATTTCTTCTCCAGTCCCACCTTGTTGTTGGATAGCAAGTTTATCTGCTTCCTCTTGATTATAGTCTGGATTTGGAATAGGAGCATTATTTGGACCATATATAGTTTTACCACTAGCATCTTTTAAATATTTATCAGTTATACTTTTTCTAGCACCAGTAGCGGTGTCTACCGCTTGTTTTACAGCACTTGGTATTTTTAAATTCATACCTGCCGCGATTTTATTTGGATCTTTGATATTATTAGCAGCAGCTAAAGCTTTAGGATCAACTCCCATTTTTTTAGCAATTGCATTGAGAGTATCACCCTTAGCAATTTTATAAGTACTCTCTGCAGCTTTTTGTACGTCTTGAATGGCTTTAACTTGATCTCTAGCAAGACCTGCTACTTGCTCTCCTTGTGATATAAAGTTCTGCATACTTCCCGGCATGTATGCTTTTGCAGAATCTCCTAGAGAAGCAGTGAGGTTTGCGTTCTTAGCAAGTTCTCCTACGTCAAATTTACCTGTAGACACTTGTTTAAGAATATCTTGAGATACTCCAGCAGAAGACCCTAATTTTTCTAATGCCATTTTTTTAAAATCCACATTCCCGCCTGCTGCGCTCCCTATTAAATCAGAAGCTGTATCTCCTGCTCCAAATTGAGAAGCTAATCCAGAAGCCAATCCTTTCTTATCACCTGTAAGAGCGGCAGCTCCTGTAGTTGCTATTTTCATTTGATCTGGAGATAATCCTGCAAACGATCCTAGACCTTGTAACGTGGCTCCTTTAAGATCTCCTTGAGAAGCAGACATTCCCATTTTTAACATATTAGGATCAACTCCAGCGTAAGATCCAGCAGCCTGTAGAGCCGCATCCCGAAGCCCCTTGCTACTAACAAGACCCCCAAGACCACCAGAAGCCAAACTCTGAGTGGCAGTTTTAGCTGCTCCATAGCCACCGCCTGTAACCACATTTGCTCCCACATCCATTGCGACATCGCCGTATTTATCTATTCCCTTCTGACTTTCTCTTTGTATATCTTTTGCGCCTTTTTGTATATTTTTATCTCCGATCCCACTGCCCACAGCTCCCACTAGTCCACTTGCTAATCCTACATTAGATGAAGCCACGCCTTTAGCAATGTCTTTACCACTTTGCACAAGCTCCAAAGCTTCTTTGCCTATGCCTTTAAAGTCGCCCTTAGCTAGACTTTTTCCAATGTCTGCAGTATTTGCAACAATACCTTCTGTACCTTTGCCTAGGGATTCTACAAGCCCACTTCCAGCTCCGCCTATAGCTTTTGTGGCAGTAGAAGCAGCCTTCCCAAGATTTTTCGTACCGAGGTCTTTGCCCACTGTAACTTTAGGAGCAGCTTTTTTAAGAGCTTTTTTAAGCTTCTTTTTCCATTTTTTCCAACTCATATATTATTTCCTATCCCTAATAAATATTTGTTATTATTAACTAATAGCAAGGAGGATTAATCTATAGTTAACATTTGATGGCAACCCTGCGATATGACGTATATTTACTATATTTGTATTAACTTCTATACTTAAAAATGGAGTAGCCATTGGATATGACGTAGTACCGTCAAGGTTAATTACATTGATACAAATATAACCCTTTAGATTTTTTAGATTGGTGTTGATTGCTGAGTTTATTTGAGGAATGCCGTTAGCATCAACTTTGGTGTCTAGCGTCCTAAATTCAAACGGAAGATTATCGTCTACCGTGAAGTTTTTATTAAATCCGATCACTAGTTTGTCGATGAATGGATTAAGTGCTCCCCCTAGTGCATCTGCAAATTCTCTCTGATCGTCTGGAAAGTCGTTAGCTTTTATTCTGACTGATTGTAGTCTCATTACTTATAATCCCTATCCGGAATAGCATACTGACGAACAGATAAAGCTAGTCCGTAAAGTTGATATGATTCTAATGCCACTCCGTGTGTAAACTTGCATCCGAGGAAGCGACACCTCTGCTTCTTTAGTGGGATATAAGTTCGTATTTGTCCTTGATCCCCCTGTCCTCCAAATGGAGAACTATCCCCAAAGGAGTTGGTTCCAAACGTTCCTGCGGAATTTGGTTGGAAAGATATCTCCTCATAACTATCGCTTATATCGCTTTTGTAAGCAGTTTGAGCCGTATAAAATGAACGCCTCTCAAACATAAAAGTTCCCACAGAGTATTGCTTAAAACTAGCGGGATCTCCAGCATGTTGAGGGGCATACTCTATTTCTGTTTTAATTCCTTTATATAGTGTTAGCGGTCCTACCATAAAAGATGGAACAGCGTTAAGGGTTACCTCTTGTCTAATACTATCAAGAGAGTTGACAATTGCCTCATACTTAATAGTTCCAACTGACAAAACATAGTTCGCTAAAATGGCTCCAGATGAAGCATTCAAAGCTACAACGATTTGATTAAACTGAGTTTGGATAACATTAAATGCTGATGGGTTTGTCCAGATGGCGCTATAGTTCGTGGTTGGGTCGGCTATGTTGAGCTTGGCGACGAGTTGGGACATCTTAAATGTTAAATTATCACCGGGAACCATTTTAAGTTCATTATAAAAGTCATGAACAAGTAAGCCATTATCTAAATCTAAATGTCTTAATAATGTATTATATTGGTGTATAGTGACATATTGTTCTTGCAGCAATACGTCCTCTACCGATATCAGAAAAAATCCAGATGGCTTAATTACATTTCCAGATAGTCCGGCTGATGAAAATGAGAGTGGTAGTTCTCGATCTGCGTAATCAAATCTATCGAAATTTTTTCTCTCAGCCTCTATATAATTATCAACTCCAGAACCGAAGTACAATTTATCTTCATGGCTATTTAAAACTACACAAGTTTTTGGAATTTTCCATTCTGTCCAAGCTTGAGTTAGTAGACTATATCTATAGCACACTGTCGATTGAGTATCATTTTTAGTTAGCACTGTCCACACCAAAAGAGCTTTATCTGATTCATATCCAACCGCAAATGAAGCACTAACTGAATTTGGATTCGTAGATAGGAATGGAATTAGTTTGTCTTTAATGGGATCAGAAATTGGTTCAAGAGTAGACTCGTTTAATTTTACAATTCCTTGATTGCTAAAGTAATAGCAACTATTAGATAACGTTACGGCAGTGTCCGGGGCTTTGATAATAGAGGTAAGGTCAAAAGCTCCAATGTCCCATACTGGATTTGCTCCGGGGTCTCCAGCTAGTCGATATACTCCGTCTCCCTTTAATACAAATAATGATTCTCTTAGAGATATAATTCTTAGTATCTCCTGATCCTGCGAGCCAATATCAATGTAATTTAAAAGAGGGACCGCTTCGATTTCTTGAAATTTTGAATAGTATAGTCTATTTCCAATTGATTCCGTACTACTTAATACTTTTGTAGTAAGGCTACTTCCAGTTCCAAGTTCGGGGCTAAACGAAGTAGTTATTGCAGCATGAGTAGTTCCTATGTAGAAAGGGTTATCTATTAGAGTTTTCCTTTGTAATAGAATTTTTCCCGGGGTTTCACCCAAAACTGATAAATAATACGCAGTCACTATTTCCGCACTATTACCGTTTATAACTCGCACCAAGGAGTTTGCTGTATTCTCTATGCTTAGTGGATCTAATTTTGCTGTTCTTGTTGCAATATTTTCTGTAGTATTGAATGTATATGTAAATGACGAAGCCGGGGAGCTTGTACCAATTACAAATGTGCTTGTTCCTGCGACAAAAGAGGATAGGTCTAGTATGGTAAATTGAGTAGAATGTCTTGTTCTGGTGTTAGCATAGAACATGTGCCCCTTAAAGAGAGCTACATCTTTAGCTGCCGGAGGCGGTTCATTAGAGCTAAGAATGCCTTCTCCACTATATTGGTTCGTATAAAGGGGAACTCCTCCTAAGCGAAGAGATTCATCTAGGGAATCTATTACACTAATGGTTCCAGATGTAATCTGAGCGGGTGTAACGGTTCCTTCGTATACTTGGTATAGTTCGTCTGACGGTGTACCTGATGCCGACATTTCGGATCGATATAAGCGATATTTGTAGTCCGTAGTATTGACATCATACGGAACTTGAAAATTTACCTGTACGTTTCTAGTTCCTCCAGATGTGTTGCTGATCGTCATAGACGCAGACGGCGCTCCGAATATGAGGTTCTGATTTCTATCTGTATAGATCCAAAGTATTCTATACGCCACAGTGTTGTTGTTTAAGAGGAACCCGCTTGCTCCATTTAAAGATAGGACTCCAGCAATTGCTTTCGGTCCTCCAGCGTCTTCAATAGCGTCTACTAAATTAAAATCAGCGGGAGAACGTGCTGATATTTTTTTAACTCCCTCACTAGTAGTAAAGTAGAAGTTTCCTTTTGCTTCTGTAGACTTTATTCGATAACCAGATGCTGGCTCTAGATAGTCTCCTAAAAAGTTGGTGAAGTTTCCAGTGCCATCATCGTAAGCCAGCTTATTGCCTATATGACGAATAATTCTACCCTTGTACTCTAATAACTGTTTGCATCTATCTGAAGATACTCCAAAGCTAGAGCCATAGGCTTTTATTCCACGGCGGGGTTCAATTACCCCACTTCTATTGATTACCGTATTATTTGCCTTAAGAAGTGCTCCCGGAGATATTTCCATGAGTGTTTGAAAATATGTTTGAAGTCCAGCAGCTTTCAGATTTACTATTTGAGTAGCCACGACTATCTCCGTCTATTTCTAGCAACCCCAGTCATTAACGCTCGGTTGACAACTTTACGTGGAGCGCCTTCGACTCTGTTATCTAACATTGTAGAAAGCTTACCTTCCATTTCAGCTACCTTTGCCGTGGCGTTATTTAATCCTTCAGAATCTCCAATCGCTTCTAACACGCGCTGCGCCACTCTTTGAGCAAGCACCATGTGTAGTTCGGTTGGGATATTTGGAATACAAGTTTGACCAGCTAGAGTCATATAATCTCCAATTTCTAAGTCTTTTGGAATAGAACTTGGATTGACTGTGATGACTTTAGTTGTATTGTTTATGTTAGTAGCTGTTACGTCAATGCTAAGAATGTTATGTGGCGACTTGGCTTTTACAAAATCAAATCCAGTGAGTAGCACATTATTGGAAGCGGCAGAATACAGTGTATATCCAGAGGGGATGCTGGATAGTGAAATCTCTCCGCTAGTTCTATTAATCGCTACAATACTAGCAACCTGACTATCTTTTACCAGAGTATTCGGTCTTAGATAATAATAAAAAGCTAATGCTCCATAAGGGGTTGGTCCTACATTCGGATGAAGAACTACGTCACTTCCCATTACATAAAAACGTCTAAATCCAGTAAAATCGCTAGATCCTGTTCCATTTGATAGCCCCGTATATCTATCGTCAATAGCGATCTGAGTCATCTCATACTCGTTATTAAAGTTAGTACTGGCTGTATCACGGAAGCAAATCTCTCTTAATTTATTAGCTAAGGCTCTCTCTGGTATAGGATAGTTTGACTTATCTGGAACAAGAGGGGTAATTTGCCTGAAAATAAAATACTCTTCCTTTGTTTGTAAAACAGAGGGAACAATGCCAATCATCATCTCCTCATTCATTAGATCGATGAAATCTTGGTCACTAAAAGTATTTTGATTATCTGGAACTAGTGTTCTGCGCTTAATAGATTTCAAGAGTGCAGAGGTAGTTAGACCAGCCTTTACTGAGCTAATCATTTTTATCTCTTAAGCTTTTTCTTTTTATCTTCTAGCTCTTTTTCTAGTTTGGCAATCTCGGACTCGATAGAATCGGAACTCTCTGACTCCTCATCTTTTTCCATGTCATCTTCGGACATATCAGAATCGCGCTCCTCAACCTCATCTTCACTTTCGTCTTCTGATTTAGACTCAAGAACGTCTTCAGCTTTTTCAAGACCTTCCTTCAGACCTTCTTCAGAATTGGAGGCAACAGTGACTTTCTTCATACCCTTAATTCCGTCCATTATGTCGGAACCAAGAGAGTCAGAAAGCTCCTTTGCCATAGCAGCTTTAGCATCCATTTTTGGACCGTGCATTGGTCCCTTCTGCTCTCTAGCCTTTTTAGCTAAAAGCTTCATAAACTCTTCCATCATACCATTTCCCCTTATGTATAACCAGAACCCGTATCTAGTTATATTTGTTATTAAATATAATATATCATTTTATACTAAAATCAAATACTTATCCATTAAATTATCGCAGGTATTAAATCTGTGTTTTGTTTTATTTCTTCGGTTTTGGTGTTTACATTAGTATTACTAGCAGGATCTGCGGGTAAGTTATCGGTTTTCGCTTTGATTGCTGCGATCGAAGTATTATCCGGTGCAGTATATGAGCCAGAAGCAAGCCTACTAGATACGTCTACGTCGATTCTGTCAAGTTCAACAGTAAGCTCAGTTCTGACCGCATCAGCAATCTGTTCAGGGGTAGCTCCTGCTGGGATTGCAGCGATGGCTCCAAGAATCTCAGAATTATCTGCTGGATCACTTGGAAGGTTATCAGTTTTCGCTTTAATTGCTGCGATTCCAGAATTGTCCGGTGCAACATAAGACGATGCAGCTAGCCTACTTGAGATAGTAGCGTCGAGGTTGTTGAGCCTTATATCAGTTGTTAACAGCGGATTAGTTGGAATAGCATCAACGCTTGATTGACTTGACCTAGTAGAGAGCGTGACATCGACCTTGCCATCAATGCTACTAGTATCGGATTTTACCGCAGCAATGTCACTAGATACGGACGATACTGGAGTTCCAAGCTTAGTATTAATAGTACTAATAGTTGTGTTATCTGGAGCAGTATACGCTGCTGCTGCAAGCCTTGTGTTAACTGTGGCTTCGCTTGCCGGATCTGCTGGCAGGTTATCAGTCTTTGCCTTAATCGCTGTGATCGATGAGTTATCGGGTGCAGTGTAGGAGCTAGACGCTAATCTGCTCGATACGTCCACATCAATTCTATCAAGCTCAACAGTAAGTTCTGTTCTAACGGCAGACGCTACACTAGAGGCTGATGGGGCAGATGGAATTGAACTAATTGCGCTAAGAATGTCAGAATTATCCGCCGGATCGGATGGAAGATTATCGGTCTTTGCCTTAATTGCGGCAATGTCAGAATTTGCAGGCGCAACATAAGAAGCCGATGCAAGTCTTGTTGAGGTAGCCACATCAATACGCCCTAGTTCAGTAGTCAGCTCCGTACGTACTGCAGAGGCGACGGATGAAGCTGATGGAGCGGATGGGATAGCAGAGATAGCCCCTAGGATGTCAGAGTTATCTGCTGGATCACTCGGGAGGTTATCTGTCTTAGCCTTGATAGCCGTGATTCCAGAGTTGTCTGGTGCAACGTAAGAAGCTGAAGCAAGGCGACTTGAGATAGTCGCGTCCAGATTATCAAGCCGTGAATCTGTGGTAAGTAGCGGATTAGTAGGGATTGCGTTAACGCTAGTCTGCGTAGCTCTAGTCGAGAGTGTTACATCCACTTTACCGTCAATGCTTGCGGTGTCCGATTTAACCGCTGCAATATCGCTAGAAACAGATGAGACAGGAGTACCTAGCTTCGTGTTAATAGTGCCGATAGTCGCATTATCTGGGGCGGTATAAGACGATGATGCCAGACGAGTGTTAACGGTAGTCTCACTAGCCGGATCAGATGGGAGATTGTCAGTCTTAGCCTTAATCGCAGCAATGTCTGAGTTAGCAGGAGCAACATAGGACGCTGATGCTAGCCTACTAGAAACAGTCGCATCTAGGTTGTCTAGATTACTTGCTCTTGACGTTGTGTAATCAGTTCTTAATCCATTTGTATCTGACTTAACTGAAGCGATGTCACTTGATACTGTAGAAACAGGGGTCCCAATCTTAGTGTTAATAGTTCCAATTGTAGTATTATCTGGAGCGGTATAAGAAGCCGAAGCAAGTCGACTAGATACAGTAGCATCGAGGTTATTAAGGCGTGAGTCGGTGGTAAGAAGTGGGTTTGTAGGGATTGAATCAACACTTGTCTGAGTAGATCTGCTTGATACTGTGGCGTCGAGATTATCTTTCACTAGCTTTCCGAAGCTTCCAGCGGTGTTGAAGTCAGAGTTAGATAGGAGCTTTGTGAAGATTTCTGTCGCGATCAGTGTCGGAGTAGTTGAATATGTTCCTACTGTGTTGTCAGTAGGAACACCTGCGACTACGTTACTTGGTGACGGTACGATGAGCGTTCCTGTCGATGCAAGTCCAGGTCCGTAAGTAGTTCCGCTTCTTACGTCTAGTGCCGCCGGAGAGTTGGGGAATGTGTCTTCAGTGTAGAACGTCTTCGCTGCATTTGTTACTGTCGCCGCTTGCCAGAATGATGGCAGCGAATCAGATAATCTAAGAGTCGTCGATACGATAGCTTGTCTAGAAAGGTTGTTAATAATGTTCCCAGTGAAGTTAAGAGTGTGAGCGTTATTGCTCAGGTATATCGCAGCCCCACTTGCACCTGCCGTGGCATTACCGATAACATTTGTCGTGCCCCCAACGCTTGAGGAAACCCCAAACGCTGATCCGATTGTGTTTACGTTTCCATTCACCGTCACAGTTGAAGAGTGGTTGATTGCCGTAGCAGTTCCACCAGTTACGGTTCCGTTAACCACTACCGTACCGCCTGAAAGCGAGATGCCTGTGACCCCTGCTCCAGTTCCACCGAAAACATTTCCAGTCACATTAATATCACCTTGAGTCGATACGATAACCTGAGCGGAGTTGACTCCGGAACCTGAGACGATATTGCCTACGACATTGATTGTTCCTGTGCCAGTATTTGAAAGAGTCACATTACTCGCGTTTGAGCTTGCGCCGTTTAAAACTGAGTTAATGTTCAGCGTTCCTGACCCTGATCGAATCAACGTGTTCCCGCTGTTTGATCCTGATCCTCCCATGCTCGGGCAAGTGATCGTTAACGCTCCAGTGTTGATGTGAGAAATAACTCCAGATGAAAAGCTGCCCGTAATGGTATTCGCTGCGTTTAAGACGAATGGAGATGCCCCAGAGTGATTCACTGTTAAAACTGGAATGTTATTTCCATGAAACAGTGGAGTAGTGGCTTGAAGATTTATCGTTCGAGGAGAACTCGCTAAAAAATTGCCCCCAATGGAGGCTGTTCTTGCTCCGTTGATATACTCAAAAAAAGATAGTTCTCCAACTCGTGTTTGCGTTGCACCTGCACCACTTGCAGTGATGTTGATTCTATACCGAAGGTAAGAGTTAGGTTGGGTTAAGACTCCAGAGTCATAGATAGACCCAGGACCAAGGGATTGTCCTGTAACTGTTTGAAGAGTTGTCCACGTAATCCCATCATCTGATCCCTGCCATTCCCAAGCAGTAGGGTTTTGGTTCGTGTTAGTGGAATCAATTGATGCGGTCAGTGAATAGCGAACCATCCTTCTCGTTGATGGAAACTGATATGCCACCCATCCAGTTGGACCTGATCCGGCTGTCGATACCCATGCGTTACCAGTGGAAGCAACAGATCCATCGAAGGCAATCCATGCGTTGGACCCGTTGGAAGACGCAGAAGCCGTTCCACTCGGGCTAGAGTTGCTGGACATGTTTGGATTAGCTCTAGCTCCGGCGTAGGAAGAGACTGAAATACGTTCAACGGTAAAGTCTTGATCAATCGTCACGGTGAAGTTATTTGCAAAAACAAAATCCCCAGCTTGAGGAATATATCCATCGAACCATGTTGCAGCGGAACTCCAGTTACCACTAGTCTGAGCAATCGCGATAGGCATTTAAATCCCCTTCGCGTTGAGATACGACTGAAGCGACTGTAGGATGCCTGCGACTGAACTCTGGAGCGATGAATCGGTTAACATGGTTTGGTCAATGTCTGCGATGATAACGTACTTATCATGCTCCTCTAGTTCCTCAATATTCCCAGAAGCATCCTTCCTAAACGGCTTGATCGTCATGGATACCGCTGCGCTGTAGTTTCCCCCCTTATTCACCGGAGAAATGGCTAGCATTATAACTGCCTTATCGTATGTTTTTCCTTCATGGTCGATTGGATTATTTAAACTAAGCATAAGATACTCCCGTTAATGTAGAACCAGAATAAGTTAAAGTTTTAGTCAGATTTATACCTAGAGGGGTACTGCCAGATAGGACAATAGATGTTAGCTTTGTTCCGGCATAGTTCAAAGTTTTTGTAATTGATCCTGCTGGAAGTGTATAAACGATAGAAGTTAACTGAGATCCTGTATAATTAAGAACATAAGGATATGATTTTAAATTCTTAGAAACTGTTTCAAATGTTTCATCAACACTTGCGTTCCATATAGCCTTCTCTGTGTCGGTCACAAATCTGTAGGAAGACGTTTGAACAATATTCGCCGGATTTGTCGCGTCTACATTAGGGACATTCCCAAGCCCGACATCTGATTTAGTTAATGTATGGTTCTTCCATAGTTGAGTCGATGACTCGTACTGAATAACCTGACCATTAGCTATGGATGAAATAGCTACGTTATGAAGCTCCTCAAGCTCAAATCCATTTTGAATCTTTACTTCAATAGTGCCGTCAGTAGGGTGAGATCTCGTACAAAAGCCGATAAACACCGCGTGATTAGGTGCTGATGGCTTTGTCATGGTCATACCGCCGGGAACGGTAGGAGATAACCATAAGGCAGAACCGGCAGTAAATGCCGATGTGTTTAGGCTATCAGCTAGACCAAATACAACTACCTCACCATCTGCATTATTGTTTATCGCTACCGCTGTAATACCGATAGTCTTAGTTGACCCCATTTCCGTGTTTGCTTGGGACAGTGCAAGAGTTGGGAGATTTCCGTTTACTCCGGAGAAGTAAACTACTGCACCTGCTGGAATAGTTGACCCTGTTAAGTTTCTAGCTGTAGTTGTTAGTTTATTAGTGGAGGAAGACGCTAACAATTGCCAATAGGTTGTATTAGTCGGAGCATTGCCTGTCGTTGGCTGAATTGCGATATAAGACGAGTTTCCAAATGAAACTGTATCACCAACTCCATATGTAGTCGATGCGCTGTAAACGCCTTTTGGCGTGACGTTCGTTGTGATCTGAACCGCAGGATCTAATAGTTTTACAATTTTAAAATCAGACATAGGTAAGGCTCGTTCTATTGTCCCATATTTGATCAAAGTCTTCGGATGCTAGTTTAATTCGTACTCCAGTAGATAAGTCGATTTTGCTTATTCTCCACTTAGCCTCGGATGTTAAGGCTCCGAATAATCCCTCACCTAAGTATATCACAGTAGAGCTAACTTGGTCAACTATAAGACCTCGGGGAGTATCGCCTTGATTGTCGCAACAAGCACTATTCTCAAAATTACCAGTTATAGGGTTAAAATATAAAGACATTTTATAATCTCTCTGCCGATACTATATTGCAATCTGCATCGTAAGCTATAACTACAGATGCCAATAATTGCCTAGCTTCTCCGGATTTCTGTACAAATATTACAAATCCGGTATCGTTCTCTTTTGCGGGATCAGAAGGTCCAACTAGTTGATTAGAAACTTCTAATGTATCTCCATTTATATTTGTTATAAATTTATTTGTAGTGTCCAGAGCAGCTTTGGTTGCTGCAGCTACTTGATTGGCAGAATAACCGCTTGATATCGCTACCATTATCCCGGTTTTACCAGATACAGAAGGATTGGTTCCTGTACCATTTACGTTATACCATACGTAATATTGGTTTGCGTTTTCTGCTGAATTTATAAAAAAATACCTATTATTTAAAGTTTGAGGGGGTGAACCCGATGTGTTCTTTAGGAATAATTGTGTATTAAAATCATATGAATCCGGTTTGATCCCAGAAGAACTGCTTGAAATTATTACATAAGTTAAGCTATACACGCCAAGAAATGAAGGGTCCATGGCTAAAGCTTGTACCACTTTTTTAGCTATCGTTTCTGAGTCTTGACTTGATAGAAGATTTATGGCAATTGCTCTATAAGTTCCCGGAACTGTTGGTTGAGAGTTCGCAAAGTCAACATTAAACCACACATTAACCGCTCCACCATCATCATGCAATACAATAGCTTTACCTGCTAAAGACGCTGGGGTTCTACCTATGAAATTAATTGTGGTCTTGTGAGCAAACCCAAGGGAGTCTCCTCTGCATATAATGCTGGTTTCTTGATAAACTCCTGTGGAGTAATAGTCGGCTCGTCCAACTTGACCTGCTCCGTTTCCAGAAGTGATATACTGAACCTCCACCTTTCCAAATCGAACTGGAACTAGATTATTTACATTAACGACATTTAAAGCTCTAGCGTCGTGATTATATGCCGACGTAATGGAATTTGTATAATCTAATGGTGAGGGTTTATCGTTTTTGCTCATATTATACGCTAGTTGTTGTTGCTCTAAATTTAATTCTGCCTCTTACAGCAATGGAATTTTCGACTCCTGCTCCTTCAATTGCAATACGAATGGTTAGATCATCCGTAATGTCAAAAAGACCAAGTGATCCAGTTGATTTTATCTGTTTATTTAGACCCATTTTAATATTCACAATTATCCCTTATCGTTCATTTTCTTAGAAAGAGAACGTCCAAAGTATAAAGACGCACATATAATTAAAAGCTGTAAAGTATTCTCAACATCAACGCCGTCTACTATTTTAGCAAACTTATTGATGAGCGCAAATATACTCAAAACAAAAGCCACAATAAGAAGAGACAAAGAAACGCTTGGCTGTTTCGTAATTGGGTCTCTAAGGAAAATTACAGGTATTCCTTTTTCTTGTAGTTCTTTTATGAGTTCTTTGATTTTATCTAGCATTATTTTTCACCTATTTTCTTAGACTTACCCCATAGATCACGGCAAGCCCAATATTGTGCGCTAAGCTTGCTTTTCTTCTGATCACACGAATGTCTTGCTCTAAACGATTTTTTTGCTTGCTTAGAGTAGTTATGTTTATACCCTTCTGCACCATAGTGTACAAGTTTTTCTTGACCGTCTTCACAAGCTTTTACCATCTTTTTTTTACCCGGTCTAGTAGATGATCTGGGAGTATTGCATTTCAAAGCGTCTTTTAATTTTTTAAATCTCATTTCAGTTTACTCCGTAATATTTCAAATCTAACTTTACCATATTGTTTACCTTCTCTGGTGGCTTTTCTTTTGTCAGCTATAGCACGTTTCTTTTGAGAAGGAGTAAGCTCTTTCCAAGTACGAGGAGTTTCGCTAGTGATGCGTTTAGAGGGTCGGCACTTAGGTACAGTTTTAAGTTTACCAGAACCACACTCGTTTCCTTTTTCATCCTTCCAACGCTCCGCGAACCACCTCTTCAATCCTTTCATATTGTTTCTCTTTTTTGAGCTAAAGAGTGTTTTAATATCTCAATAAATTTACTAAAAGATTCAGTAGTGATCAATTTATTCATATTTACCACCAAGTTTACGGTATCGACTTACTATCCATGCACTTGCGTAAGCAGATGGGAATACTCGAAACTTTTTCTTAGCTTCAAGTTTAACTCTTGCGTAAAGTTTAGGATCGGCAGGTGTATTCATTTTATTCCTCAGAACACTTTGAGCAACCGAGTTTCTCTTTGAGTTTTTTGAAACGCTTTTTTGGAGTAGACTTAATAAACTCGCGAGCTACCTTTTGAGATACTCCAGTTTTCTTTGCTACTTCGGGGTCTTGTGCTACCGCATACATTAGACGTTGCTGCGATTTGCTCTTGATCATATACGTTCTCCTGTTACTTAACAATCGATGCTGCCGCATCTGAGCGTTGCTGTTCTAAAACCAAGTACTCTTCTTCGGACAGGCTTAGTTCTTGCCCTAAAGCTTTCTGTCTAATATGGCGTAGCACTTTAAAGTCTGTTGAGTCAAGGAAAGCTTGTGCTTCTGCGTTAATTTGCTCTTGTTCTAGCTGGGAAGTTATATCAAGAACTTCCACTTCATAACCCGGAAGTTCAACTTCCTGCAGCTCAACAACAGCTTCTTGTAGCACAGAGCCGTCTTCTGCTATAACTGCTGGAGAAATCTCAATTTGTTGCTGAACAACTTGCTTAGGTTGCCCAAAGCTTTTCATGCCCTCGTGATGGGCAAGCCAAGCTTGAGCTTCTTCCATTGTTGGAAAAGAGGCTTGGTTAGTAATCTGATCTTCTTTTTTAATTTGTATTTTAATCATAATTTATCCTTATTATACCGACAATTTAGCTATTGAAAAATAATTATAATTTGCAGATGTAATAAGATTTGTCGGTCCAGAGTCATTATATCCTTTTACAGAAACCGTATCTCCTTTAGCTAAGAATAAAATATCATTTGCACTAGCTGGTAATGCTGCAGTAACTGTATTTGCCCCTTGCTGCTGCACTCTTGTCAAGCCATTACTTAAATCTGTGCCATTTTTAACAATCACACAGAGAACAGCTTGTGAAGAATTAGTATACGTATCCGAAGCATATAACAAGCTTGCACAAACTTGATAATAACCTGTTTCTGGGACTGTAAATATGCCGGTTGTGGTATTTAAAGCTCCATGTGTATCGTATGTTTTGTTTGCATCCCATGGAATTATTGTTCCAGAAGTACTCACAGAAGTGCCGGCAGTATTCACAGCTCTAGCAGCAACTCTATTCAAGCCAATTCCAGTCAATGCGGGGGTTTTCGCCGCATTAATTACGAGGTAGCCTGATGTTTGTGCTATTCCATCTGAAAATAAAAAATTTGCACTACCAGTTATTCCTGCTGCTCTAATTCCGGCATCTAAAAATAAAATTCCAGTAACTTCATTATAATCTTTTATTCTTGCACCGTAGTCTACTGTAGCAGTTTCTAAAGCATAGTCTAAACTACCAGCAGTTACTTTTCCTGCACTCTTATATAGATTTTGAGCTACCCCTTTCATCCCTTTGCCAATCTGAATAGCAATTGCCGCCGGTTGTTCTCCTGTACTGGTAGAACTATACGCTCTAGTATATAGTAATATACCATTGGTGTTCATATCTGCATCGGTCTGAGATGGTCTTAAGTTTCCTGCACCAGATCCAGTTGTCTGCGTTCTTGTATTAGAATTCGCTGTTGCATATCTAAATGTAATGTAAGTGCCTATAGGAGCATCGCTAAGCGTTGTCAAGTTATATAGACTTGACGGCGCGTATTGCAAGGATGCTGTGTCTGTGCTGAATGTTTCTGGAGCTGTAAGGATTTGCTCGGAGAGTGCTGTTGCAGCTACAACTATTGTCTGACTGGTAGCAGTATTTGCTTGGTTCTGCACCGAAAACGTATCTCCTACCTGGACACTAAAGGTCGCTGAAGCGGAGCATGACTGTCCCGCCGTACTTGGAGCAAACTCAAAAGCTTGGGCTTGTGTATTCTTTAAAATTGCCACTGCCGAGGCTAACCCCACAAAAGAAGCAGACACAGTAACCGTGGCTTGTTTTAGTGCAGTATAAATACCAGTTGTAGAATTATAAGAAAACAAACCACTGTTAGTATTCTCAGTTAAGACTCCTGTAATTGTTGCAATACCAAAAGAGGCGGTTTGATTCAATCTTGAAAACTGACTCTCAGGCTGAGGCACGTTAACAAATGGAGTAACGTTTACGCCTGTGACGTTAGGCTTACCAACTTTGGAGATTCTAAACGCTACAAAATTATTTGTACCAGCCGCTTGACCCGAAGCGTGTGCTCTAATAACGTCGCCAGCAACTAAGTAAACTTGAGAAGAAATAGTTACAGGATAACCAGCAGTGGAAACAATACCCAACGCTAGTCTATCCGCATCGCTAATACCATCTGGGTTAGTTGTTAGCTGAGAGGAGTTTTTTGAAATAGCAAAATAAGATACAGTACCGCTTGTATTTTCAGTGTAGCTAATCTCGTAAATACCACTAGTTCTAGCAATAAAACTTGAACCTTCTGTAGCACTATCGACATAATTAATATCACTTCCAACATTTTCTCTGACATTGCTAAATCTGCGAATTTTAGTAGCAGTAGAACCATACCCATTCGCTGTGTCAACTCTCACTGAGGAGTCTGATTCCGAGAATTGTGGCAGAACGTTAGTTACGCTAACGGCTACTTGTTGTTCTTGGAGATTAAGTAAGAAAGTCGCATTGCCCGCACTACTAATAGCAGCCGAAGAAGATACTCGAATAATGTCTCCCACTACCACATCAAAAGTGCTAGAAACGTGAGCGTAAGGTTGACCTGCCGCTACTGCACCAGATGCTGCTACTACTTCAGAGTTAAGTGTGGGGGTAGTAGTTAGAACTGACTGGTTTTTTGAAAGGTATACATAGGCTCCATTAACCGCGTAGACACTAGCGTTGACGCTTAAACGACCAGCTTTTCTAATTCGTATATGCGTTCCAAGCACCGCAGGATCGCCAAGTGGATTTACCTCAAAAGCGTCTCCACGAATGTTTGTTTGAGTATCAAATCTTACAATAGACGTAGCCGCAGACCCTCGACTAGAAGCCCCTTCAAAGCGTAGCTCAGAAGTTGGAATTACAATTTTAGAATTGGGATTGACAGAAACTTGCTTGAGAGAGCCAGCTCTAGTAATAACAATAGGAGACGCGATAGTATTATTACCTTCAGCAAGAATACGAATAATATCGCCAACATAACAGTAGTAAGATGCGCTTACGTTACCTTGGTTATTACCCGCGCCGTTTCCGTATCTTTGGGAGGCGATTATCTGAGTATTTACCGCAAGATATAGAAGATCGTCACTATCCGCCGAGTTGGTAGCCGTGGCAGATATGTTGTATAACCCTTCTTTCTGTACGGTAAAAACACTTCCTGTAGCAGCACTATCAGACCACGCAATATCAGAGCCAATTACACGCATAGCGTCTGGAAAACGCGCACCGTAAAGAGAATTAAGCACAAATCCAGATGACCAGTTAGCAGTGAATGCGGTATTCTGTCTTGCCATGATGGAGTCAGCTTCCTGCACCAACCCACTTTGAGTCAATGGAATGGTTTTTGTGCTGGTAGCTGAAAGACCTGAGCAAGGGACGGATGCGAAGAATGATATAGTATTGCTAGAACCAGAAATACTACTGGCATTGGCTTTTGTAATTCCATCAGCAGATGATGACTCAGCTCCAAAAGTTAAATAAGTCACAGAAGGCTCAATCAATGCTGTTATACCGCCAAAATAAGTAGTTGTTGTGCCAGTTTTTGATCCTCTACCTACTTGTTGCAAACTTGGAATTAAACTTGTGTTAGCGGAGCTTAACCCAGCTGGAAGTCCAACCCTTGCTTCAACCGCAGTAGTAGTTCCTGCTGTAAATTTACCTCTAATTTCAATATTTTCTCCAACTTGTCTCCATTCAAATTCTATAGCACTTGGAGATCCAAATCCTTGAAATGTTGGAGTATATCCTTGCCAAGCAGTAACAACTGGAACCTCAACAGAAGTTTCAAGAAGAGCTGTCTCAGCAAGCTCAATTACAACATCATCTACGTAAGTTTCTGGAAGTCCCGCTTCAGCCAATGCTGTTACTGTGTATGAAAGGCTTGCGCAAGACGCTGGAATTACGAAGCTAACTACTTGGCGAGTTGGAAGCTCAGAGAAGTTTAGCGTTAATCCTGAAGCTGTGGCTGTGGCGTTTTGTGAAATGGTAACAGTTAGAGCTGTAGCATTGATAGAATTGATGATTGAGCCAGTTGGAATGCCAGAGCCGGTAACTCGCTCGCCTACTTTCAGCGTGTTTATAACAGCGTTAGTGAAGCCTGAAATGGTAGGTGATAGATTGGTAGTCGCAAGTCCAGAAATAGCTTGTGCGCCCGTTGTGAGCTGCTCAGAGGCTACAATGTTAGCAGCATTAGTTTCATCGTAAATATTAATCGTAACATCGCCCTGTGGAGCAGAAGATTGCAGCAATAAGCTAAGCTGCATAAGCTGTGAGCGATATTTGCGGTCAACAGAAATTACTTGCTTGAAAGACTGGGGAGAACCAGACTGATGAATTAAGCGAGCAGTTTGAGAGCCGTTAAGAGTATTGCTTGTAACAAGAGCAAGTCCTGTTTGAGTGAATTGAGAAAGGGCGGCATTATCAAAGTTTTGAGTAAGCAGCGCATCTATGTTGCCAACACCTCCAGAACCAACTTCTGTCCAGCTTAGGAGATTAGCGTCATATCGCTTAATCTTATTGCTGTCGTTGATGTCGCAAGCAAGATCGCCAGCTTGAGGACTTGTGAGAGTTGTTAGATCGACCGGGGATAGATTTAACCCGTTACGTACACGAAAAAAATTACTCATAAAATTTCATTCTCCATTTTATGTATTATATATTAAGTTGTTATTCTATTGGTTCTTCTTGTTGTTTTGCCACAACTTGAAATTCTCCATTATGCTCGTTTACAATTTCCATGATGTCGTAATCAGCTACAGGACCAGGACCGCCATGTTCCAGCTGGTGCGCTTGTGCGGCTTGGTAAGCTGCAACCTTGGCTGCAACTTCTGCTTGCTTAGATGAAATCTCAGATTGAGTCGATACTTCAATAGTTTTCATTGTTATACCTTAATGATGTATTCTACGTTAGCATTTTGTGGACGAGCTTCTGCGGAATTTCCAGTAGCCTGCGTTAGAGCATCTCCACCCAAAGGTAAAGTAGTAGTTGGAAATTGCTGGTTATTGTTTAAAGATGCTCCGTTTCTACCAGCAGCCATTACGTGTGTATGAGTTTTATTATCAGAATCTTGCACAGACCCCACCCCAGCTCCAGTTGCCCCGCCCGCATTAGCAGCGGTACGAACAGCAGCATTTGGATCGCGACCAGCAGCTCCAGTACCCATGTCATCGGCTCCACGAAGAAACCGCCCACGATAGTCAGGAAGGTGAAAAGTTGTAGTTCCATTACCTTGTCCATGAAGAGTGCCAACTGCAGCAAAAAGATTTGGATAAACAGTGCGGCTTACAGTTGAACCATCACAAAGAAGCCAACCAGCAGGAACTGTTCCTCCGCCAAAAGGAGCAATTGTGCCTGCAGGAATTACAGAACCAACAAGAATTGTCTGCAAAGAAGCCGTTGTTCTACCATTTTTTAAAGGCATATATTATACTCCAAAAGTTTTTCTAATTGCGTATTTAAGCGTTCCAACATAACTAGTACCAGCAATATTTGTACTCGTATACTGTATTTGACCAGAAGATAGGATGGAAAAAGTCACTCCTGCATTTTGTCCAGAAAAATCATCTGACATAAACCAGCTTGCGCTTTGTGTGTTATAAACACCTCTAAGCTGTCCAACTTGAGCAACGCCAGAAAGTGCCGTAGCTGTTTGTCGATAAATGCTGTAGTCCAAAATAAAGCTACGCGTGGATGCTCCATCAATCAAAAGTCCCGTGACGTTAGCCGCAGAAGATTGGTTATTTGCAATTGTAAAGCTTGTGTCCCCGTCAACAACATAAATAGCCGAAGCAGAGGAAACCGGGTTAATTACGAGTTCTGTTGCCGATGTGGCTAAGCCTACAGCAACAACCCACTGACCATTTGTGGATGGTGGAGTGAGAGTGATTGCGCCGGGAGTTGAAGCGGACGCATAATAAATTCTTCCCGGAGTTAAACCAGAAAATCCGGGTAGACTTCCGGATGTTTGGATTTCACCGATAGCTCCAGAGGTGATCGCTTTTGTTGCAAAACCAAGAACCTCTACTCGGTCATCGTTAGAAGCATCAACTTTATACACTCTTCCGGCAGTTCTAGCGGAGTCATTGCCAGTTCCCGTAGAAATATAAACTAGATCGTTTATTGAAATGTTTTCACCGGCGGTGAGCTTTACGATTCCAGCTCCACCGATAGATACAAGCTGTCCATCGACAACTTGATACATCTTTTTTTCATCTGTGGCAAAAACGATTTGTCCGTTTGTTGCAGATGCGGCATAAGTTGTGAGGTTGGAAAGTGTGTCCTGCTTAACATCAAGACGAGCTGGAGTTACAATAGAACCATTGGTAAGAGTTCCGCCAGAAGCATTTACTTTCGAATTAAGTTGTGTCTGGACTGATGATGTTGCATCTAGGAATGCAAGTGTTGTGGAGGTTACTGTTGAATGAGTTGGAATACCGTTTGCGTCAGAGATCAAAGCCCTAGCAGCGGTAATTGCTGCGGCGTCGGAGGCTACTCCACTGGCATCATTGACTACAACTCGATTGGCTGAACCAGATGCAAGCTTACTTCTCTCAATTGCAGCACCAGCGGCGATGTTGGTATTGCTAATGTTGGATATTGTATTAAGAGATGCATCAATTGTTTTATTTGTAAGAGCCTGACTTGTGCCTGTTCCGACTACAGAGTTACTAACTCCTATACCATGAACGTTAGCTGAAGCTGTAGTGTGATTTGTGAGGTCAGTGGAGGTTGCTCGCGTATCTACATCGCCCTGAAGTTCATTCAAAGCGGCTTGTACTGTTGTTGCAGCTAGATTGCCAGATGGCGTATTGCTAATTGCAGAGGCAGCATGGGCACCAGAGATACTCGTAATGTGACCTTGAATGTCGCCATCGAGTTCTTGACCCATTGCTTGAACGTTCGTTGCGGAAATTGTTCCGGCTGGAGCAAAACTAATTTCAGAAGCTTCGTTTTGTGCTGCAGTTTTATCATCAATATACGTTTTTACTGCAAGAGCGGATGGTAATTGAGTGTTGGATGCTCCAGAGAGAGTCGTGGAAGTATTAAGTACTCCACTCTTAAGATTCGTAGTTTGAATATTAGAAACGCTATTATTATCAGCGTCAATAGTTTTATTTGTAAGTACTTGTGATTGAGTATTAGTTACAATCTGTCGTACAGCGCCTTCAATATAGGCTTTTAAACGAAGCTCAGCACTGTTTTGAAAGAGTGACCCTTCGGCATTTTCTGTAACATCTGTTGTTTCACCTTTGAGTACAATACCCTTGGTGAAACGTTTCATTATTGTAGCCATCGTATTACCTTATTAAGTTTTAAGTATTCCAATCCCTCTAAATTTAATTAGTCCACTAATATAATTCGAGAGGTTTGATGACTTATACTGTATTTGACCACTAGAGTCGATGTTAAAAATCATGCCCGCGTCGCCAATTCCTTCGATTTGAAGGAGCCATCCAGCTCCGCCCTGATTAAGACCTGTGATCGTAAAGCTTTCGCTAACTTCTTGAGAAATGTTATATGTTCTATAAACATTACCATTAACGATAAATGACCGTACTAGGGCTGTGTCGAAAAATAATCCGGGAATATTTTGAAAAACTGTTTGATTGTTAAGAACAGAAGAAGATGACTCAAGGATGTCAGATGGACCGCTAACAGAACTAAGTACTCTGGTGACTTCGGTAGCCCAACCTGTGGCTGCTTCGCCCCAAGGAGCCGGTTCTCCTTGTTCTGGGTAATCAAACGGTATATTGTTTACTACTAATGTAACGCTCAAGGTTCACCTCTAGGTATATTTGTTATTTAACTATATAAAACAAAAGGGGAAGCCGAAGCTTCCCCCATCGTTCTTGCATTGCACAAGTGGTTGAATTAAGATACTGTGATACCTGTGAATACGAGCTGGTGACCGATCTTTGTACAGAACAAAGCTTGGTTTGTGTAGCAACGGATACCTACACCAGCGTTATTCTCAAGCAAGTGGAAGAAATCTTCATTGCTGAGAGGATTCTTGAAAGTAAGATCTGTAGAACCAACACGGAGGAACTGCTCGTGGTTGATAGCGTAAGCAAGACCTTCTTTCACGAAGATAGAAGAGACGATTGTCATCTTACCATTCTGAGAGAAGAACTCAAGAGCTTCAGAGCCGTTCTGAGCTGTAGCAGACTTGTAGCTTACGTCAAAACGACGGCTACCCGCTTGTTCAGTCATAAGGTCAGCCCAAGAAGCCGGGTTAACATAAACTGTTACGTCAGACTGAAGACCTTTAGCAACTGGCTTAGCAAGACCCTTAGCGAGTTTATTGAAGCTGAGTGCGCCGCCAACAGCGTGAGAGTTACCTTTCCAGAGAGAGTACTGAGAAGCAGAAATTCCGAAAAGAGAACCAGTGTTGGTGATGATCTTGTGAAGACCCGCCATTTCTTTACCGTAAGAACCGTACTCATAGATAGTAATAGTACCCGCAGCAGCAGCGCCAGAAGGCATTGCATCAACTGTTACAGTTTTGTTATCGAAGTCTACAGAAAGAACTTTACAGTCACCAAGAGTGTTGTTAGAAGAATCAAAAAGCTCAATTCTCATGTTTTCTGCACCGCCCCAAATTCCGGGTGCCCACTGACCAGCAGAAATGCTGAGAGTGTTAGAAGAGGCAGTAGCTGTAGCAAGACCAGACTGACCGTAGAAAAGACGAATTTCAAGCTTTTTAGACATAGAGTCCATCATAGCTTGGAAAATGTACTTAGTAGCTTCTTCAAAAGCTCTTTCACCGGCAGAGTCAGCAGCAAACATAGTGTCGAAAGCCATAGCAGAACGAAGCACCATCTGGTAGCCTTTAATGGATGCTTGCTTAATTACACCAGAGATAGGTGGATTAAGAGCGAAAGCACCTTCGTCAGGCTCAGCAAAGCTTACGCCGTGCTCCATACCAAGGATTACTGATTGGTTGTAATCAGCACCCGGACGCTTTTCTTTGCGAACGAATTTGATAGCGTTAAGAAGCTTAACACCATCTGGGATAAGGTTTTCAAGTTTACCGTCGTAAACTTTTTTGTACAAACCATTCAGGTTGTCAAGTGTGTTAGCAGTAGTACTCATAAATTTTTTCCTTTTTCTTTAGATTAGACTTTAAAAGATACTTCGATACAAACGCTAGAAGCGCCAGTACCATCAACAGTTACAGAAATTGTGTTTCCAGAGATAGATGGAACAGCAGCAAGAGCAATGCTAGCACCAGTGGCACGGTTGATAACACGAACCTTCTGTACAGATTTTACTGGTTCCTTGACATCTACAAGAATTGTACGAGTAGCAAGTGCTCCAGAAATTGAAACAATGCTAGCATCCTCTGCGGATGGAGCAACAAGATTTGCAACAAGGAGAAGATCTTTTTGTTCAAGTTGAAGGTCTTGTACCTTCGGGTCTTTTGATTGCGTTGAAATAGCCATTTTGTTTTCCTTTTTATAGCCGTATTTTTGTTTTATTTTTTTTTTGAAATAGACAATGCGCATCATTCGATATTCTAAGGGCTATTTTTGCTTGCTTAGAAGTCTATTGAGACATGTTTACTCGATTATATTTGTTAACCGCCTAGATTTCTGAAAAAATCCTTAGCCTTAATCTTTTGAGGTTCCTCTTGCTTTTTACTAGAAGAACCAGTATCTTGAGTTTTTAAAGGTGCTTTTGGTGCGCCATCTTTTGGTTTAACTGATTGAATTTGTTTGTTTCTAATAGCACGGATACGGTCTTTAGATACTAACATTTCAACTTCTTCGTCGTCCAAAACACCAAGCATTTCAGCAATATCTCGCTTATATTGTTGTTTTACAAATGGGATAAGGTCTTGAATAGAAAGATCAATGCCATTAGAATATGCAATATATGCCAAGTCGGCAAGTTTTTTTGAAATATACTGAGATCGAGGAAGTGATCCAACCTCAATAGCCTGAACAATCTCGTTTTCTAGTTCAATAGCAGCTTCCTGCTCAAGGCGAGCTTGTTCTTCTTCTCTGCGCTGAGCTTCGAGGGCTTCTTTCTCGGCTAGAAGTTCTTCGTATTTTCTCTTGGTGGCTTCATACTCAAGTTGCTCTGGAGTCTTTTGGCTCTCCTCAAGATCCTCCCGAAGAATAGCTTCTGCAAGCTGACGCTTCTGCTCTTTAGATAGATTGAACTCTGGATTCATTACAATCGAAAGAGGGTTCTCTGTAAATTGCTGAAGAAACTCTTGTACATCTGATTGAATTTCTTGCAGTTGTTTTGCTGTAATGGCTCGCTCTTGAAATGCCGATTGGGCGGCTTTTTCCATCTGGAGAGCTTTTGTGATTCGCTCTTTATCCTTGAGGTTGATCTTTTCGCGAACTTCCTTACCATTAACCTTAAGAACAAACTCTTCGAGTTCTTCTTTCAGTTCCTGATTTTCTGATGGAGATTGCTGTGCTTCCATTTCAGCAGAGTCCACCTCTGGCGCATCTGATACTGGGACATCATTAGATACTTCTGACATACATTTTCCTTTTTACGTCCATATAGGATAGTAATTAAGTTAAGGCATCACGATATTGTGGTAGCCTGTATTTTGTATTTATACTACTTATAACCTAGTTTTCTTTTGATTTCATCTTCCTTTTTATATCTATATAGTCTTTCTCCGTCTTCCATGTCTGGAATATTGCGCTCTCCCATTGAAGAACTAATATCTTGATCTCCACTAAGAAGACCTTTTACGTTGCTGATAGACTCTTCTGATAACTCTGGTGTTTTATTTTTAGCCCTTTTAGCATACGCAGTTATAGCCTCAACACTATTTCTAGGGTCGTTAAGAGCTTCCTGTAAATGCTTGGCGGGATCTATCTCTTCTGCAGCTTTTGCTAATTGATCTATAGTTCCAGCCATTGCGGAATCTGGAGCCATTAAGGAGGTCCCAGCCCCAAGCAAGGAAGTTAGTATTCCGAATTTTCCAGAGCCTTTAGCAAACAATTTTTTAGGACCGCCAAGAGCTTTTGCTGCTTTATAGGCATCGTCTGCTTCTTTCGTAATTGTTCCTGCCTTCCTAAGTCTTTCCGCTTCTTTCAACACAGGTAGGGCTTTATTGTGTGCTTTTATTTCAGGAATAACTTGCGATAAAGTCTCGACTGGCTTATGAGATAAACTATCTCTCATTTTGGCAAAATCTTTTGGAGCCTTTACTGAGCTTGATAATCTCATTCTTTCTAGTTGTTCAAGTGTCGATTGTTTGGGCATATTGTTCTCTTACTTTTTTGTTTAGTATTTTTTATTTTAAATTTTTCTTTTTTGCTTCTTCGTACATTTTTTTAATTTCTTCTTCCTCTCCTGCGCCAGCTTCTGGTGGAAATAGGGCAGATGTTGGATCTCCCTCTTCAATAACTTTTGCTGGAATCTGGGCTGCTTTTGAATCAGGGGCATACGCAGCTAAGCCGGCGGCAGCTAGTCCGGGAACAATCCCAACTAAAGAACGTAATCGTGTAAATAATGACGGGCTTAATCCTGACTTCTTGCTTTGCTTTGCTATCTCTTTTACAACTTTCGAATCTTCTGGAAGATCCTTAACTTCTCGAATTAATTCCCTTGGTTCGTATATATCTTTGAAATGATGTCCACTTTTATAGGCTTGCTCTGTTTTTGGTCTAAAATCTGGTCTAATTAAAAAATCTTTTAAATGTTCTAATTCGTGACCAGCGTCACCAATGGCTCTAAATTTACCCATCTCGCTAGATCTTGGTATCACTGCCGCATAATCTGGAAGTGCTCTTCTTTTTGAAGATAACGCCGAAGCAAACCCTACCGACCCTTCTAGATTTTTTGCAACCTCTTTTGCTCTTCTGGAAACAGCCTCTAGAGGATCTATAACGTATCTTTTTCCGGGAACTATATCTTTTTCGTAAATGGAATTTAAAATGTCTTCTAGTGAGTTTTTTAGATTAGCTCCAGACTTTTCGTACTTAACGCTACCTAGTGCTGTGTCTATCAGTTCATGCGGATCATATCCCATTTCTAAAGCCTTATTAACCAAATCCTCATATTGCACCATTGGTGTATTAGCAATATAAGAATTAAATTGATCTATGGCTCTCGGTGTAACTTGTGAAAATCGCTTTTGTTTCATTATTGATTAGGGGTTGGTACAGTTGTAGTTGGTAAATTTTCAAAAGGGGCTGGGGGAGTAGCTGGTGCTGGGGTTCCCGGCATTAGTTGACCTTGACTTTGCTCTGAACCTTCCATTACTTGTCCTATAGCTGACTGACCCTCAGAATTCTGCTCAGGATTATTAGCTAAGTCTTTTCCGGGTTCGGCTGGCGGCGCTGATGGGGGTAGCTGCTGCTGATTAGTCATTGTAAGTACTGCCGGATCAGTGCTTCTTGCAAAGTTAATGTGCTCTTGAATGTGAGCAAAAATTACAGAAGCTCTTTCATCATCCATGCGAATATCAATGTCATTCAGGATAATTCTATGGCGCAAGATATGCTCTTTATGATCGTCAATGACAAGGGCGGGAACTGAAATACCCTGAATAAGGCGTTCGTTTTCTTGCTGAATAAGATTAGATTGGTCAACTGGACTTTCCATCATTCCATCAATGCGACCAGTATTAATCACCTGAGCATACTGCTGAATTGAGAATTCATCTGGCTTCATCTGCATAAGCTGTTCTGCCATCTGAACCCGTCCTGCTGTAGTTCTCGCGAGAGGATTTCCTACATCAACAATTACCCTATTAATATCTGCAATATCAGAACCCTTAAAGGCTACAAGGTATTGCTTATTATTTATACCAACAATAGAGGCAACTCGCGGTGCCATTGCGTAATCTTGTAGAATTTCAAGAATAGCAACGCCAAGATCTTCTACTAATTGAACGTACTGATTTTGAAGACCTGATTGAAACTGAATTGCCATGGATTGAACCATAGCGAGAGAGTTTCCTGATCTTAAGTTTTGAGCTGGATCGGGAGTTCCTCTAGTTACAGAGTTTACTCCAGATAGTTGTTCCATTTTAGACTCTAGGATGCTTAGAAAACTATAAGTTTCTTGAGATGTCCCCAATAGATTAAGGGGTTCAGGTTTCTCCGATCCTTGTATGATATTCAATCCTCCGCCAAGATTAGTGATATCGATATTGGCACCCGAACGAACAAATAGATTCTGGGTCGCAAATGCAATATTGTTTGACATTATAGAAGAGTACAAATGATTGATACCTTCTTGGAGGGGAAGTAGGTCAAATAAATTAGAGTATCCGAAGTCAGTTCCAAGAATTACGTTTGGACTCATTCTAAAAACAGGGATTCTACGATAAGGAAGAACTTGATCATGTAGAACAATGTCATCAGATAAGAATATCAATTCTCGACCTTCGGGAATAGCGTCGCTCTTGCGATGATACATTGTCCACACCTCAACCTCGTCAGATTCTACTTTACGGAAAACCTGTAAAGAGTATCTGTCTTTTGTTGATTTTGTGTCAAGTGCCAAGATTTTGTCTTCAAGTTCTGGGTACTTAGCAGCTAGATCGAATTTATTTTTATACGTTCTGACAAGAACCCAGTCATGGCTATTATCTTCTTTATTTACATCAAACACAACATCAAATGGTGACAAGTTTGTGAACTTTATGTCACCTTCATACACTTTTTCTCCACTTTCTTCATCTTCCTCGACAACCTTACCGGTGGTGGCATCCCATTCAATCTTAACGTAGCCCGCGCCAAGAACAATACTTAATTCAACAGCACGATTAATATAACGCTCTAGCCGCTTTTCCCGCATATAATAATCGAGAAGACCATTAGCTAGGGTAACTTGAGCACTGGATTTATAGTCAGTATTTGCAGCACGAGCCTCCATGGATGGGCGGCTTGATGTTGTCATAACGTACATGTGCTGAGCAAGGTTTCGAATGTGATTCACCGGAAGCTGTGCAAGCTCCCCCTGCTCTCCCGCAAAAGTTATGGTGTGTCCGGATGCAGTATCAGTGAAATATGCTCCATGATATGCAGCCCAGCATGTCTTAAGCTTCTCTAGATATCCGTTAGTAGTAAGGGTATTTCTCCAATCTGTTGCCTTTTCGAGCAAAACAGATGCTGTCTCCTTACCTTCTCTCGCAGCAAAATATGTAGCTTTAGCCATTCCAAACCTCTAATAGTATTTGTTTAACTGTGCTTCTTAGTACTAAACATGTTGACAAGATGTGATTCAAAGCTGCTCCTGCTTTCGTTGCCCACTTTAAAAGCACCGTCACCATACGTCATGCCATATCCCTTTGGATAAGGATTACGTGAATACGATATGTTACGAATTAAGTATGCCAGAGCATCGATCAAATCGTAGTGACCGCCATCAAGCGATCTTTCGTATTCTGTTTTACTTTTGTTCCAAGTTGCATTTTTTAAATGAAAAATCAACTGCTTACACTTTGGATTAATAACAATTCGTTCCTCTGCTATTAAAATACGAATCTGGTTAATCCAAGCATGCTTATTATCTTTTGCAGTTGGGATAAAAGAGATGCCGTAATCAATGCCTAGATCATTCAATAAAATCAAGTTGTTGTTATCTGATACTCGCAGGAATGGCTTTTTTAATCCCCACAGTAATTCTTCAGTTTTCTTAATTGATGCTGCGAGATTAGCTGTAGTAAAAGACTTCCCTCTGAAGGTGGCTTCATCTTCGATTACAATTTTACCTGTGATGAAATCATAGTAAGCATAGAGTACACCAGTAAGATCTTTTACCCCAATATCCATTGATACGTATGGATCAAAGTATGCGGGGCGTTGATACTGCTTTACAATCCTAGCAAGTGCTTCTTCATTAGCCTCTGGTATTACAGCATGATCCTCGTCTGTAATCATTATATTCAAATACTCTCGCTTGAAATCTACAGAATCATACCCTCCGACTTCCTCTGCAAAGGTATCAATGTCTTCTTGCGTATACCTAGGACAGTCGTATATGTTCTTTTTAATTAGAACCTCATCAAACTCAGCCTTCTTCACAAGATCCCAATATTCATGACCTTGCGACTTAGGAAGAGTTGACACAAGGATCATTGGTCCTCGCGTGGTGTTTAGCTTTGGGTACAGTACTGATCTAAGTCCGTATTTTAAATCCGTCATAAATCCGCACTCATCCACAATTATCATGTGAGCCTTTGGACCACGAGCAGATTCAATCTCTTCCGCATTAAAGCCATACAACTCTAGTTTGCTTTTAGTAGATGGAAAAATATAGGACGAAGAGTCACGATCAAATCTAGGCTTCAGTTCTTGAGGACAAGACTTGAGTATTTCATCTAGGTTGTTTTTTACAATCTTCTTGCCTTGCTTTAATCTTGGCGCAACATAGCATACAGTTATGTTCTTTCTAGCGAGCAATTCTTCCACAGCAATTGCCAAAGCCCCATAACTTTTACCCATCTGACGGGAAAATACGGCAACATGGGTTCTTCTTTTTTTATTTTTTATCTGATCACGAAGTAGTTTTTGATTGGCATCTAGTAGAAAATCGGTTATTTTTCCTTTATTCCAAAGGATTTCTCTAGCTTGCTGAGGACTTATCTGTAATGGACTATTGTTCGTTTGTGTCATCTACAACCTGCAACGCTAGTTGTAGCAGTTGATCTTCACTTAGCTGTTGTGTTTTTTTAGATTTCTTTTCTTCAACTGCGCCTTTTCCTCGAATGAGCATCAATGACTTGACATAAATCTCAAATGCCTTCACTTCGTTAAACTCAAGAGGTCTGGTCTTTACTAGGTTGTAATATCTGCCAATCTCGATTCGACAAACATCTTCCTCGTTAGAACCGATTGCAAGCGGACTACTGTTAGCTTTGGACAATTCTTCAAGATGTTTCAACTTGTCTTTTGTCTGCTCAAGCTCTTGTTGTAATTTTAAGTTTGTTTGCGTGAGCTTTTCGCCATATTTCTTAAGCTCTTCGTTCTGACTTAAAATATCCCTAACGTCATCCGCTGATACTAGCTTCATGCTACCTCTTAGCTGTCAGATTAATAGCAGCCTTTAAGCCTTCTGAGGAGTTTTTTACTTTTACAATCTCCTCTGCAAGAACGCCGAGCTTTGCATTTGTTTCTTTTTCCTGCGACTGCAACTTGCTCTCGAAATCAGAAGAAATCCTCTTGAGAACAAGAAAATCTTTACCGAACTTATATGCTACGAGAGATAGTAAACAAATAGCGTCTGCATAACTAGCCGAAAAAGCTATAATTCTAACGACAAAAAGACTTACCAATATGAGTATTAAATCATAATTTCGCATTTAAAATACCTATGTTAAATTGAGAATCTGTGTTAATCGCTTGTATTGTTTTGTATCCCCACTAGGGGCAGTCGAACTTACATCATCTCAGTTATATTTGTTATTTATGTACACTAAAAAAATAATTTGGTCGTTTTTGCGTATCGTGTGTATAATATTACTATAGAGTATACGCAATTTACGCAGCGAGCCTAAAGCGAGCTGCGAAACGTATAGGAAAGTACACTCCATCGTATACGATACGTATAATAGTATACTATATATTTATACTCCTTTCCGTATATTTTCTTAATCGTAGATTATCCCATTACTGAAAACTAACTAGTTAATATTATTAAGTGACGCATGGCATAATATACGTTTTGCTTAAACAAATGTACATAGGGAGATTTAAAAAAATGATATCATTTAAAAAAGGCGACAACAAGCAGTTGAGTAAAAACTTTAACTCTAAAGAGTTTGAATGTTCGTGTTCAAGGTGTGTAGATCAATTCATCGATCAGAAGCTAATAGATAAACTCCAACAAGTACGAGACTTTTATGGAAAAGGTATAATAGTTAACTCTGGATATCGTTGTCCAGAGCATAACGCTGCTGTCGGAGGAAAAGTAGGAAGTGCGCATATGTCAGGTCTCGCGGCTGATATTGCCCCGTCTCTAATGAATTTGGACGAATTGGACGATCTGTACGAAATATGCTATAATCTATTTGATAACATTGGGGATGGGCGTAATAAAAAATTCGTACATGTCGATGTAAGAGAGCCAAAGAAAACTGGAAAACGCTTGTGGGTATATTAATATGCGCGTAGCTAAAATGAATAGGTTATCTAAAAAGGTGGCAAAGCGCGTAAACTTGAAATACACAGAAGTGGATGCTATACTTAAAGTAACAGCTTACGAGCTGGTTGAAGTTTTGAAGAAAAGCCAACGAATGTATTGGGATGGTCTTGGAGTATTTTATGTATCCATTACCGATTCTGGACTCTCCATACGGATTAGACTGAGCGATAACGTTTTTGAACGGCTAAATGATGACAAGGGAGAACGATCAGATGAAATTATATTTGAATGACAAGCAACGCAACTATATTCTAGAGGTGCTCAAAGCGTCTGAAAACAATGCAATAAACGGAAAAGATACTGAACTAGCTAAGGAATTTAACCGTTTACATGATAAAATTAAACCAGACAATGCAGCATTTGTTGAACTTAAGCGAGGAGATGCTGAGACCATCGTAGAGTTTTGTGAGATCGTTCGCCACTCTCTGGATAAGGCTCTAGCTTTTTTAGACAAAGATACTGATCGAACGCCCGAAGAGATCGAGGAGTTAAGAATGCAGACTACAGAGGCACGTGACGAAATCGAAGATATCACAAATCAATTGCGGCAAAAAATTAGGAACAACCCAGTATGAATTTCTTAGAAAAAGAAATGGGAAAAATATCCGGAGAAAGTGACGAACAGCCAGAGGAGTTGAGTAATGAAAAACAAATCTGGTATAAATTTGTAGGTCCAAGTGGAGAATACTTTAGTCCATTTGTAAAGAGCAAACATGAACTTAAGTATTTTGAAGATGCCGAGAAGATGGCTAATTTCCTAAAGGGGACGGATAAGAGCTATGATGTACAGAGTAACAATTTAGTAGAGGTGTATGAAAAGACCACTCCACGTGAGGCTCCTATAGAGATTCCAGAGGGCATATACTTCCACGAGTATGCAAATTCAGGAACCCCAGAACGGCTAACTCCTACTGTTATGCGTGATGATAAGTATATCGATCTTATGGATAGTCTTATCGATTTAGACGGCACCGTTGAAGATTTTATAAATAATAAAAAAATCTATGACGATTCCTGCTCATCTTACAAACTAGGAATACTTTTATTTGGTCCACCGGGGACAGGAAAGACAAGCTATCTGCGAGAGTTTATTCGCAGAAAAAACGCCATTGTTATTTTTATGGATGGAGTTCCCACTAGAAAATTTCTTGAGAAAATAGAAACATCTACAAAAGACAAAATGAAGATATTCGTATTCGAGGAAGCGGTGTCTCTTCTTGAGAATTCCGAGGACATTCGAGAAATGCTAGAGTTCCTCGATGGTCCTCGCTCAGTCTCTAACGCAATCTACTTCTTATCCACAAACTACCCAGAGTCTATACCTGAGAACGTGATTAGAAATGGTCGAATCGATGTATTTGTGAAAGTGGAATATCCAAGCATTGAAGCCAGAAAGAAACTAATGAATCTTTATTTAAAAAGAGAACCTTCTGAAGCCGAGCTGTCTTTAACAAACAATATGCCGATTGTAGACATCCGAGAAATGTGTTTTACGCACAAAAAAACTGGAAAAAATTTCACAGATTGTGCTAAAATAATCGAAGAAAAGAATAAAATGCTGAAAAAGCATTTTGGAAAAGCAAGAGAAATTCGTCTTTAAATTTTAATCTGGAGGAGCATGAATAAGTCTAATCGTTTGTTGAGCGAGATTGTAGCCTACCGCACTTATGCAAAACACCTAAACGCATTTAATCGACGAGAGAGCCTAGAGGAAACCCTAAATCGAAATCTCGCAATGTATCTTGAAAAATATCCAAAGCTTAGCAGGGATATTATCAAGGCATTTAAACAGGTTCATGATTTTAATGTCATGCCATCAATGCGCTCTCTCCAGTTCGGAGGAGAAGCAATTTTTCGCAATAATGTTCGACTATTTAATTGTTCGTTTGCAAATATTACATATCCAAGAATTTTTGCAGAAGCCCTATTTCTTTTACTGTCGGGAACAGGTTTTGGTTACTCAGTTCAGAAACATCATGTTCAGCAGTTGCCATCAATCAGGAAACCAAAAGAAGAGAACACGTACGTTGTTCATGACTCTATCGAAGGATGGTCAGAGGCTCTTAATCAGCTAATGTCGGCATATTTTTTTGGAGCTATTAGACCGATTTTTGATTTTAGCAAGGTTCGTCAAAAGGGATCTTACCTTGTAACAACAGGAGCAAAAGCTCCCGGTCCGGAACCTCTTAGGAAAATGCTAGAGAAGGTTGAGGAGATGCTGGTTAAGTCTGTTGGCAAGAAGCTAACATCGCTGGATGTACACGATATCATCTGCCTAATTGCCGACTGTGTACTCTCTGGAGGTATTCGTAGGGCTGCGCTGATATCTCTTTTTGATAGAAATGATACTTCAATGCTAACATGTAAACATGGAGCATGGTGGGAGAAGTATCCGCACAGGGCAAGAGCCAATAATTCAGCAGTATTACCTCGAACTGAAACCACTTTTGAAGAATTTAAAAATGTTTATGACATGTGCATTGCTTCTAATGCAGGAGAGCCCGGATTTTTTTGGACAAATGATCTTGAATGGGGAACTAATCCGTGTGCTGAAATTGGTCTGCAATCAAACCAATTCTGTAATCTTACGACCACGAATCTAACTGGAATAAAAAATGAAAAAGATCTAGACAATAGAGTATACGCTGCTGCATTGCTTGGAACTTTGCAAGCAGGTTTCACAGACTTCCCTTATCTATCGGAAAAATGGAGAACTGTTACAGAAAACGAAGCACTCATTGGATGCAGCTTTACGGGAATTGCAGATGCTAGTGGACTGACAGGGGATCAGCTAAAAAAGGCAGCTAAACTCGTTCTCGAAGTCAATGAGAAATACGCTAAGAAAATTGGAATTAATCAAGCAGCAAGAACAACCGCAATTAAACCAGAAGGAACCGCAAGTTGTGTGCTTGGGTCCAGCTCTGGGATTCACGCAAGGCACTCGGGGTATTATTTGCGTAGGGTACGAATGAATAAAGATGACGAGCTTGCAAGATACTTGTCTAGAATTGTTCCAGAATTGGTAGAGGATGACATCTTTTCTCCTAGTGGAGTAGTAGTTACTATCCCTCAAGAATCTCCAGAGGGCGCTATCACTCGCCATCAAGAAACGGCAGAGGCTCTTTTTGATAGAGTAAAACATTATTACAACAACTGGGTAGTTCCGGGTCACAGAGATGGAGCCAATACTCACAACATCAGTTGTACTATCAACTACAAGCCTGAAGAAGTTCCTCTATTGTTTCACAAGCTATGGGGAGACAGATTTCAATATGCTGCAGTAAGCCTTCTTCCCTTTTCGGATGCAATATATCAACAAGCCCCTTTTGAGGACTGTACGAAAGAAACATTTGATAAGTACAATAAGATGGTAAAAGATATTGACCTAACAAAAGTTTTGGAAATGGAGGACAATACTAATCGAGCAGAGCAGCTTGCTTGCAGCGGTGGAGTTTGTGAGCTAACGTTTTGATATGTTGGTATATGTATTAACGGTGTACCTTAACGGTACACCTATTACTCACAATTACAACTTCGCATTTAAGCAAACATGTGATAGAATAGGTACAGATATCTCTAAGACAAAGAAAACATGGTCATACAAGTGTGTTAAGAGATTTATAAAATGATTACTAAAAAGAAAGCATTGAAAATAGCTAGAGAAGCAGAATCACTTGTGTATACAGCAAAAATTGATATTGACTACCTGATATATCTTCATGCCGAGCTTGGATTTTTTGAGTTTGAAGTATTTGTAACAAAAGAACTTGCCAAGAAATGCATTCCCCTGCTTGAAAAGAGAGGATTCTACGCTAGAAAAACAGAGTTTAAGTCATTAGAAAATGAATGCAGATTACACGTTTCTTGGATTTCCAACTTTTGATTGTTTTCTCTTGTTACGCATGCGCTCTCTATTGTATTCCCGATAGCATTCGCTACAGACCTTTCCGTTCCATAGCTTTCCGGATTCATCGATAAACCTAGTAACCGCTCCTCGCATTACCGGTTCTTTTTGCTTGTCTTGTCCGCATACCTTGCAAATCATATTTGCTCCTTCTATGTACATTTGTTATAATACAAAGCAGGAGGTTATTATGGAGTATGCGTATATCCAGTTTCCAAAAAGAATAAAATATGCAAAGGAAAATCCTATAGTGGATTTTTATAAGAAATGTATGAAAAAAGCATTTGGGAACTCGGGTATTGATAATGTGCAGGTGTGGGCTTTTGAGGTCTGCAGAAAAGACTACAAGAAACTTGAGCACTTATTGAAATCGTACATTAAAAAAAATTATCCCCTCCTTCCATACAAACAGCTCATGTTCGAAAAAAGCATGATCTTATTAGACATTGGTCCTAGAATATCCCGAGAAGTACAAGAAGGTACTGTAAGGATAAACAAAAAGGAGCTTTATGGAGATGGTTAAAATTAAGAGCACCCAAATTAAATCCTTCGGGGTCGTGGTTATAAAGGGGATTAATTCTCTTTATCTTGAAGTAAGTTTTGGAAGAACTCGTTATCTTATTGGATTTTAAATGAACGAATGCCCATTCTGCAAAACACCCTGTAATCAGCAGCATTGTCCATACACTAAAGAAGATTGTCGGGACTGTGTTAGACTAGAAAAGGAGAAAGGACTTCTCATAGAGATTATCAGAGGATTAGAAAGGTTATTAAAAAAGGATAAACATGATTAACTTAGTTATAACTCTGTACTCAGCTATAAATGGAATAGATCCAAGCGTGGCATTTCAATTGGCTAGACTTGAGAGTAACATGAACCCAACAGCCTTGTCGCGCACAAATGATGGAGGCTTGTTTCAACTTAATCGTCAAGTGTACAGATTTCATAATAGTTCTTGGATCTTTCACCCAACTACAAATACCGCATTAGCCATGGCGACCTTGTCAAATCTCAAGAAGAGTTGCTCTCATAAAATTAAAAACGGCTACGTTTTGTGTTATAATCTTGGAGTGAGCGGAGCAAAAAAAATCAAAAATCCACTATCCCAAACTTATTATAAAAAATTTAACTTAATATGGAGGCAGTGAGGTGCTAATGAGAGTTTACGTAGCAACTTTAGTTGATCTCGAGAACACAACAGTGGTTGGAGTGTATACCAGTGAGGATATAGCAATATCAAAGCTAGAAGAAGCAATGGAAGATCTATACTTTTCAAAAGAAGATTATGGGGTTTCTCCAGAAGTGGTGCAGAAGTACATCGACGACGCAGAAGACGACGATTTTGCTTAAGGGATATACATGAAGGTAGAATTAATTTCGATCACTAAGCCTGTAAAAAAACATCTGGAGGAATTATCCTCAGAAGAATTAATGTCGTACATTGCCAGAGTGTCAAATCCATCCAACCAGATGAACACTAAAACATCAAGTAAACTTCTCGGATACTGTATTAAACACAAGCACTGGTCAGTATTTGAGCATGTCAATATGACTGTAGAGATTACAACAAGTAGAGCAATTGCCGCACAAATCCTTAGACACCGCAGCTTCGTATTTCAGGAGTTTAGTCAGCGATACGCAGAAGCTATTTCAAATGAACCAGTAGAGGCTAGAAGACAAGACACAAAGAATAGGCAAAACTCTATCGACGATATGAGCGAAGAGGATAGAGATTGGTTTAATAGACAACAGAATAGGTTGTGGACAGAGGCAAAGGCTGAGTATGACGAAGCTCTACGGCGGGGAATAGCTAAGGAGCAAGCTAGATTCCTGCTTCCTTTATCTACTCAAACTACGCTTTACATGACTGGAAATGTTAGAAATTGGATTCATTATATAGAGCTACGTTCGGAAAATGGGACTCAAAAAGAACATGCTGACATTGCGAAAGCGATTAAGGTTATATTTAAAAAACAGTTTCCCTCTATATCTGGAGCCTTGGAATGGTAATGAAAAACCAAAACCTGCCTCCTATTAGAGTGTATGTTTGGGATTATTTTTTATTTAACTGTAATTCAAATGAAACAGGTAAAACTGGAGGTCATCTAGTATCCGTTAGATCAAGACAAAACCAAGCATTGCAGTTTAGTGTAATACTAGATAACGGTGCTTTATTTACAGGACTTCCCGCCCATGCTATAACTTTCAGAGAAGACATAATCAATCCCAAGCTTCAACTTCCAGATGCTCAAATGTGGGACTGTATCAGCGACGACATCGATGTATTCTGCATGGAAAGCTTAAGATATGCTGAGTGTGAAGTAAAGTCTTCTACGATAGGTGCCAAACTTGGGCAATACTTATTTACTATAGATTTTGTAGGAGAAGGTTATTCTCGACATCCCACTCATTGGAAACAACTACACGCAATTCAAACTCTAGATGGGTACTTAATGCTATATCCTCAGTATAGAATTGTATTTTTAGATAAAGCATTGTATACTGAAAAAGACCTACCAAAGTATGTAGCTAATGAAAAACATTGGATAGTAGGAAGTTAACGATGATATCTTTATTGTATGGCGGAATTACCCATCATTTTATAGGAAGCAACCTTAATTACTGCAATTCAATTAACAGTTATGGAACCATTCATAACGAATATCTTATCGCAATGGCTGGAAATAAGTCCACAAAGATAGGAATCATAAAGGGAAAGGATTCTGCCTGCGGAAATATTCTGGGTCCAATTTCATCCTTTTCGCTTTCTAGCAACTTCGAATTTGTACTTGGTGGATATAACACAAATTTTAAAGATTTTGAAAAGCTAGGGATACGCCCTCCCTCGATTGCAGGATTTACTCCAGTAATAGGCTTGGACTTCAGATTACCTTTGTACGAATCCGAAAATGTTAAATTTAGCATTGATAATTTGGTTTCCATGGGTATTATAACTCACGCACTGAGAGTGGATTTTTAATATGAAAAGAAGCAGGGCTTTGAGTATCATTAATGAACAGTACTCTAAATTTGTAGACGATTGGCTTAAATTGGACATTACAGACAGTGAAGGAATGGAGAAGTTCACTAGATTAGAGGAGAGAATTTTGAGCGCATTAGAAAAAGAAGGTATGCTGCCCCCGTTCACTTACTTGAAGCAACTTGGAGCACTAGATACGGCGTGGGAACCGGAGGAGGAGGATCAAAATGACTGATACAATTGGCGGAGAATGCAGCAAAGAAGAATGTGAGAATACAGAATATTCCTGCGCCTGCAAAAACTGCGAGAAAAAAGATGAATAATTATTTTGATAAATGGGGAAGACTCCATGATAAACCATGCGTAAATGAGGAGCCATCTAGTAATAATGGGTGGATATATTCCGCATATTATCAAAAGTCAGGTGGGGCACTAAGCTTTCCGTTAATTTACGAGTGCTTTAGGGATTGCGTAAGGCAACATCCTACCGGGGAGCTTTATACTATTCGGAGTCCCGATAAGCTAACTCCCCCACAGAGTCGGGATGAAATCCTTGGAATGAGCGCACTTGGTCTTCTAAAATCGAAACATTTAGATGGATGGAGTTTTAGTCCCTATCCAATTCCAAAGTTTAACTTAAAGGATCTTGTAAGGCAAGCACTTGAACTCAGGGGAAAACATAGAAACTATTTTTGGAAAAATGGACTGTCTCAAATTTACAGATTCGCATTTAGCGTTCCCTTGCAGGACCGAGCATTCATACTGGAATGTTGGGGAGAAACTCGCAGTCTTCGCTACTTCTTTTATAAAGCGGTAGCGTTTCTCGATTCTAAAATTGGAACCCCAGAAAATGGAATCCCTTGGCTAAAGTATGGTGGGGAGGAGCGAAAAAAAATTATGCAAAAAGAGTTCCCGGAAGATCACCCGCTGCAAAATGTGTGATATACTATAAACAAGAAAAGGAGAAACTATGAAACGATTTTCAAATGTAAATGGTAAAGCAACAAAACTGAACAAGCCACTCACCGCTGGAACAGTAGATTTTATTGTAGCTAATGCTGGGAATATTTCAGCAAAGAGCATTGCCGCAATCATTCACCGTCCCGTAAAGACCGTTCAGGGCGTAGCCTCCCGTCTTGGAATTAGTCTCAGGGTAGAATAATTTTATAGGTGTCACATACCTTGCCTGCGTCTAATCCGCAGGCTTACTGGTAAAAGTTGTGAGGTGGCGGCTCGCTAATTTACGGAGGCACTATGCTTAAACAAAAAATGGAATTAACGGCGATAGGATACTTATTTTCGTTGATGAATATTTATCTCACAATATCAAATAAGCCCCTTCCGGGAATTGCATTTGGATGTGTAGCATGCTACTTCTTTGTTAAAGCTCTTTTAATCAGAGACAAGTAATATGGAAATGTTGAAAGTAATCTCGATACTATGTCAGCTAAATGGGTGGGATGCTGTAGCCAGTATCAGAGTTCAATTGCAATGTCAGCAGTATTACATTAAATGCTTGGGATCTGAGATTAATAGTAATTATAAAACTTTATCAAAATGCGTTTTAGAGAGAAAATTATAAATCAAGTTAGGTCAGATTTTGGGAAAATGTCTTCTTACGAAAGATGGAGACTAATGTTTCAAATTCTACAAATTGTAATAACACTAGGAGTTCCATTTTTGGTTGTATGGCTAAACAAAAACTGGGATTAACATTTGCTCAGGGATTTTTTGTAGGATTGACCGTAATGTTTTTTATTTGGTCTGGAATAATTCAAACTTTTTTTGTAAGTAAGGAAGTGTTTCGGCTAAATAAGATTTATGTAGACGGAAAGATCTATAAATTATGTAGGGATAATTGATGACTATGCTTATTTTGGTAATATTAAATTCATCTAGTGGTAGCATTACAACTAATTCAATAAATTTTTCAAGCGAGGTCGCATGCCTTAATGCTCTTGGGAAAGTATTAGAAATGGAAAAGAAAAGTACTGTGCAAATAAAAGCAAGGTGTGTAAAGTATGAGCTATAACTTCGAAAGCAAAATCGCAAACCAGTGTCCAATCATTTTCAACTATACCTCCGCTAAGACCACTTGTTCAAAGTGCTCTAAAATTATAGAGGCACCACTCCTCTCCTATATTCAAGTAGGCGATAAAGTATTCAAAATATTTAGTTATATCGGAACGCCCCATTCCATTTATGAAACGAAAAGTGGCATAGCGGTAGCATACTGTTCCGACTATTGTAAACGTAAGCATAACCATAGGTTTGCTAAATAACTCCCCTTGCGGGGAGGTCTAAACACCGCTGTACACGTATAGCTGTGCATAGATCATTGGAGTCATATAATGAAATTTAAACCGGGCTGCGTATATCGACACGATACTGCAAAAGATCTAGACATTATGGTGGCTAGAGTTCGATATGTGGATGAGAAGAGATCTAAACTTCTAATCCGCTGGATTGATATGCGTACTGGGGATATTCGGATATTCCCCGGAGGCAGGTATGACGGCTTGTACAATGTAGTAATTCTATCTAAAGATTATAAATACTGGAAGAAGGTTTAAGCCAGACGATCTCTGAGCTTTCTGAATGCTTCAGTTTTAACCACTTCTTCAAGACCACCCTTCTGGATGCGCTTAAGATTTTCGTTTCTGAAATCTCTTTTAAAGTGATGCTCGTAGTCTTTTTCTAGCCGAGGATTGCTTGGGGCAGATTTATACTCAAGTATCTCTGGGCTATCTAAGAAAGGGTCCATTTTGCCACTTGGGTAATTCTTACGCATAGCCTCCGCTGCCTGCTGAGCCTCAGAGATATCTTTATACTTCATTATTTTCTTAATAGGATTCGGAAGCCAAGATTCTTTTTCGTACTCCGCCCTCGCTGCCTGCAACTTTCCGTAGGCTTTAGCTGCATCATCAAGCTGGTGCCCATATTCGTGCATAAGATAACCAAGCTGCTCTTGTCTATCCCTGCCTTCTAGACTAGGATTAATGACAATGCCTTTTGAAGTACTACTAGCATGTGCCCCAATACGTTCAAGATGTTCCGGATCGCTTATAACGTCACTGCCCAATCCCAGAGCACTTCTAAATTCAGGAAGCCCCTTGTATGCCTTTTGTTGAATGAACCGAGCCGCATCCTCTAAGGACATTTTGTTTAGCTCAGGATACTGCTCCGCTGCCTTTTTTCCTAGCAACTTATATTTAGGGTCAACCCAACGTTCTAACATACTGTCTCCTACAGTAATTTGTTATTTTGCTAGGTATCCTTGTGCATAAGTAGAATGCGGGGACTATTTTTTTTGAGATTTTAACTGTTCAATTTGCTGTTGAAGAGCAGCAATCTGTTGGTCAATTGCAGAATTATCTTGAGGAGCTGCCTCCTGCTGAGAAGTCTGCGACTGTTGCTGAGGTTGCGCTTGCTGTGGTTGCTTTATAAGTTGATCTCTCATCTGCTGATCTTGCTGAGCTGGACCTACTGATTGAGCAAGTGGAGCTTGAGGAGCTTGCGTTTTATTTTTCAATTGATCCGGCATAGCGGGTTGTGCAGAAATTGCAGGGCTAGCTGGAGTAGCTGGAGCAACTGGGGAGGGTTGACCGGCTGACTGTAGTGGTTTTGGATTATTGCCGGTTATATTTCTTAAATTTTGAAATTTAGGAGCGGTTCTAAACATACTAGATGCCCGCCCCGGTTTGAGTAGAGGTTTACTTTGAGGCACGGCTTGATTTAGCTTTGGAGCTAATTTTAATTTCATATATCACCCTTCTAAGTTATATTTGTTATTCACTTCTTGTGCATAGATAGACAACGTGCTATACTATCTTTGAGGAGTCTATATGAACGATAAAGACAAAGAAGCGTTTGAGAAGTGGTTTCTAGAGTACCCGTCTTGGAGAGTAGATATGTCTAGGCAAGAGTCATGCGAAAAAGCATGGCAAGCCGCTTGTGAATATATGCAAGCTGAATTGGCTCATCATATTTTTACAATTGAAGCTGAAAACAAAAAGCTACGTGAAGCTTTAGAATTTTATGCAAAATGTGATGGGTTTTGTGCTGATGATGAGTGTGTTTGTTCAATTAAGATAGCTAGAGAAGCACTAAAAGAAGGTAAAGAATGAATATAATAGAGGGTAATCTATACGTAGTCAGAATGGGATCTAAATGGGGTTTAAAAGGCTTTACTGTTAAAGACATGTCTACCCTAGGGAAGATAGCTAGAAAACGCTATAAACTAAAAACTAAACGTAAGCGCATAGTGAAGAAATACATTGTAAGGTTATTGAACGAAGCTTTAAGAAACTATTAAAGGGTGCATAGAATGAAATACTTACCAATAATTTTTTTGGCTATAGCCTGTTCCCCTTATCACAAACCTCGAGTAGGGTATAGCGTACCTCCGGAGCTTTCAGATTGTAAGATATTTACCATTTCTGATGGTTGGAAAGAACTGTACGTAGTCAAGTGTCCAAACGCTGATACGACTACTTCTTGGACCAGATCCTGCGGTAAGAATTGCACAACTACAGAACATGTAGGGGTGACTAGATGAACATAGGCGATAGGTATAGACCAGTAAGGCTACTAGCAGACACTAAGAAAATAAAGTATCCCGAACCTCAAAGCTTTATCATAATTGAACTAAAAGAACATACGGTTGTAATTGAACGTGAAGATGGTGCAATTAAAGAGCAACCATATTGGTTCGTAAATGGATACTGTAAGAAAGAGGAGGCGTAGGTGAAGAAGCTATATGCATATAAGAAACTGATACGAGTATATTCTAATACAAAAGAACTATATGAGACTGTTATGCAATCTGGACATAAAGTGATACACCTATCGGATGTAGACATTCCTACCTTCTTTATTGACAGTAGAAGCGAACCTTATGTAAGAGCACCGGAATATGACATTGTAATAGGGGATGAGCAGTGAGTGTGCATAGACTTACTGTGATCAAATCTCCCCGTACTGGTAACATAGAAGTGACAATCCACGATTCGGTCTATATGTTACCGGGACAGGTATTCTTTATTCCAGAAGGAGGACTCTCTATAGAAGATCCAGCAGAGCCATACAAACAGCGTATAGCTCAACTAGAACATGAGCTTGCTAAGGCTAAGAGAGGTAAGAAGTATATATGCACGAACTTAAAGAATTCCTAGAGCAGCATCCACACCTCCAAACGCTTCAGGATCGCCTAGAAAGCGAGATGGACTCTGTACCTGAAGAATATAGGCTAGTAGTGGTGGCAAAGCATTTAGCGTGGAATTTGGAAGAACTGGACACGGAGCTAAAGCTACTACGGGCTACACTCAATAGAGCCGGTGCATAGTATATAAAGACCCAAACTGGTGTATAGAGACTCCCAAACTCGACGGAGACTCACACCCACCTACCCCCGGGGGGGCGCACACACGCGCACACGCGCGGGCAGGCGTACACGCGCACACGCGTCATGCGTACACGCGTCATACGCGCACACACGCACGTAGCAAACTTCGTGCCAAACCCAACTTGGCATTGCGCTTGCATTATACGCGCGCACGGGTATCCTCTATCTTTACGCACGAACGGCGTTCAACTACTTACAACTTTATTCTAAAGACTCTCCGGTTAAGTGCTTGATAGTTCGATACAGATTCGTATATCCTCACGTTAAACCTGAACGATTACGACAACTTACAAAATAGTTTGACAGTTTTTTCGAGGTGTGAGAACATGGCTTCACGAGGCGGCAACGGTAGCCGATAACGATCAGGACGATCACCTTGTAACTTTAACAAAGGGGGTTGACAAGGCACAGACAATCAAGTAAGCTGATTAAGACCAAACGAACGACGAGGCGCATCACGGTAACGGTGCACTGAGTTGGAGTAGCAGGTAACTTGTAACATCCTGCGAAGTACCATATAGGTACGACACTGTGAAGAGTTAAATGGACGCGAGTCTGATAGCTTTGACGCATAGTGGTATAGTCCCTGACGAGAGGTATACTCGTCTAAGTAGTAGCACTACGAACTGGGATTGAGACACTCAAAGACTAGTAGTGGGTATATGCTTGACGCATAGTACCACTTAGACTACTAGGGATGAGAGGATAAAATACACGTATACTGTTGAGTGATAGTGCGTGATACTTTATAGGTAAGAGAGTATAGAGAGTGAGTATAATCTCTATAGTTTTAGTACTGTAATCTGTACTATAGTTTTAGTACTATTTAGTAATTATATTCTACGCTATAGCTTTATTACTTATTAGTGTCACCACTATCTCAATAGTATCCCATGGCGAACTTTCTTTCTTAAGTTCGCTGTCTAAACAGTATAGTTTTTTTCCCCGGATTTCTATTCGATTACTTTACGTATATAATATACTGGTTAAATTTTTAGGGTATCTGAGCTATCTTTTTTTCAAAATAATTGAGATATCCCAACAATTCAACTAGTTATAAATTTACCAAACAGTGCCGAAAAATGCACAAAAGGACGAAACATGAAACGAGTAGTATACTTAAACTTGACAGATTGTTCCATCTATGAGACTTATGTAAAGGGCACAGCGGTGCCAAAACGTAAAGGCTTTAAAATTATCGAGGTGGCATAATGATTCGAGTACATGTGTTCTATGCATCAGGAACAAAGACTACCTATGATCTAGTTGACCGTGGCGATGCATGGTTGACAGAACTCTTAACTAATGCTAAAAAACAGAAAGGCATATTGAGAGCGTTTGCTCTAAGGGAGATTGTATGATTGACGTACTAAAATCAACACTTGAGGTATTGGAATCGAAAGCTGTCCTGTACTGCGAATTCTATGGTCCAAACTCTGATGAGGTTAAGGAACTAAACGCAGAGATTTATAATGTAAACATGATGCTTCTTGATGCCATGGTGGAGAACTAAATATGCGAAGCATTTGGGGCTTATTGAGCCATTATCGTGATTATTCACCGAAGGGCAGGGAATTGTTCTATTCCCTCATAACACAGTGTAGAATCGAATTTAAACGTGAATTCCGGAATGCCTTAGAAGATTGCCATGCGGCAGGGCTTTACGCATCTGACCGGTTTAATGATGCCGATAGGGTATTTTGGGCATTACAGTCAAACGTAAGTGAGGCAGATTTTACCCAGCTTCCTAAGCATTACATAACTAGGGTACTATTAGGAGCGTGTGAAGCTGATTATTATTATCAATTCGAAAAGGAGTGGTAAGTTATGGAATTATTGACGCAGAATAGTAAACTTAAAGCGACTAGTAAACTTAATAACTTGAGAGTATTTAACTTCGGTATCCCTGCGCAGGATACTTGTATCTGGGCAGGTGACTGCAAAAAATACTGTTACGCTTCCAAGGGAGCTTATATCTGGTCAAATGTGAAGCCTGCCTTTGAGCGTAGACTTGAGGCAACTAAACAAGATAATTTTCCGCAGGTTATGATTGCCGAGATTACTCGACGTAAAGCGGATGTTATTCGCATTCATGACTCAGGTGACTTCTATAGTCGGGAATATCTTCACAAGTGGTTTAAGGTTATGGAATCAATGCCTCATGTCAAGTTCTATGCCTACTCAAAGAGTCTGCCATTGCTTGATGGTGTGAAGCTTCCTGTAAACTTTACTCTAATTAAATCGGAGGGTGGTAAACGTGACGACTTGATTGACGCATCATCCGACCGCCATGCTCGCATCTTCAAAACCGAGGCGGAATTAATTGCCGCAGGCTATGCAAACGCTTCAGAAAATGATTTAATAGCGATAGGTAATAATCCTAAGATTGGATTAATCGCTCACTAACAATAGGAGACAACATGAAAACAGAAGTAAGACAATTGAGAGAACTAGTCGGAAACAAAATCTTTTCGGTGGAATTCACCAAAAAAAATGGAAGTCTGAGAAAAATGGTATGTCGATTGGGGGTTAAGAAGTATCTTAAAGGTGGTGAACTAGGGTATGATGCTGAGGCATTGAACTATCTCACCGTCTTCGACCTTCAGTCTGAGGAGTATCGTACCATCAACGTCAACACTTTGAAGTCGATAACTTTTGAAGGTATTAAATACGAAGTGGAGTAGTTTTCCTACTTTCTAATGACCCGAACTTGATCTATAATTAAAACAACAGAAGCATGACGCTTCAAACAAAAGGATACAACATGACAACAGAAATTCAGACACTTGACCAGAAATTCCACACACTTACAGACAAGTATAAACTTGCTAAAACAAGTGAGATGATTGCCACTATCGAGGGGCTCGGCTACAAGATGGACAGGTTCGTGGCTCTTAAGGTACGCAAAAAAGAACGTCACGGATTCCAGAAACATCGTGTCATCTTTACTTCACCTACACTTAAAGCGATAGTTGACGGAGTGCCTCAACTACTTCTTACCAACTCACATGACGGAACTAGTTCGGTCATTCTTCAGCTAGGTTTCTTCCGCACGATATGTGCGAATGGTCTAGTGGTGGGCGATAACCTAATTCAACCAGTACGAATCAGGCATTCTGGTGAGAACTTTAACGAACGATTGATCGAAGGTATCAACTTCATCGTAGCTCAAGCTGACAAGCTCACTCAGTCTATCGACAAGATGAAACAAACAAAGTTATCTGATGCAGAGATTAAAGACTTCCAGCGCCAAGCAATCCAGAATCGTCTAGGTGATGACGTAAAGCTTGAGTCCTTCTCTGTACCTGTCCAACGTACAGAAGATCAGGAAACCGATCTATTCACTGTGATGAACGTGGTCCAAGAGGCTCTCATCCGTGGCGGTGCTAGGGTATTGGTTGAAGAAGATGGTAAGCGTAAAGATAAAGCTATCCGTAAGGTACGAGGTATGGTATCTCAGACAGAGATCAACACAATGCTCTGGAACCTTGCCGAGCAGAGGATGGCAGCATGAAGTTTAGATTGGTGAATGGTGGCTTGAGCGTCGATAGTGACGCTCAGGCTATTGAAAAACTAACAGAGCGTATGCACATTCTAGCTAAGGTTATTGATTTATTCAATGAATCAGATTGGCAACCGAGTGAGGTAAGAATGTGGTTGCAGTATGAGAAGGACTTGGCATTGGTTGAATCTAAACTATATCAAGAGGAGGACTTATGATTATAAACAACAACGCAGTTAAGATTGATTCAAACGTTGAGCCGAGCAAAGCTCTCAACTTCGGCATCTCTGATGTACGCCTAGTGGTTGACATCTTGAGTAAGCTATATGCTTATCCGATTAGAACACTTGTTCAAGAGTATATCTGTAATGGTCGCGATGCTATGCGAGAGGCTGGCACATGGGGTAAGCTACCTATCGAGATCACTGTACCTAATACACTTGATCCCGTATTCAAGGTGCGTGACTTTGGTGTAGGCATCTCTCCTGATCGAATGGAAAATATCTTTGTAAACTATGGATCATCAACTAAAAGGAATACAAATGCTCAGACTGGTGGCTTTGGTATTGGTGCTAAGTCTGCCTTCAGTTATACTGATAGCTTCACTGTCACCTCGTACTTTAATGGAACTAAATACATTTATGTTGCACACTTGGGAGATAGTGGCGGAGTAAGTCTCATCAGCACAGAGAAAACCTCAGAAGCTAATGGTGTTGAGATTAGTATCGGCGTGAAGCCTAAAGATATTGCAGAGTTTAGAGAAGCGGTGCAGCGATGCGTTCGGTTTTGGTCAGAGCCTATCAAGTTTCTCGGAAGTAAGGACATTCATCAACTTAATCCGACATTGACGCTCGGCAATATGACAGCGTATGATTGTCATGGGAATGAGGCTCGTACCGTCTATCTAATTGATGGTATCGAGTATAACATCATGGAAGATCAAGGTAGATATTCCAGTTATTGGAACAAGAAGTCTGACGAGTTAAACACTAGTAGTTCCATTGTAGCTTTGAATGTTCCCAATGGACATTTCAAAATTGCTTCATCAAGAGAACGTCTTGAGAACAACGACGACAATAAATCTAAACAAGATGAGATGCTTAACGATTGTCGTAGTAAGATTGAAGAGGTAATTACTAACAAGATTAATAACTTAAATCTTCCACTTAAACTGAGGCTTGAGAACAAACAAACTTACTCATTGTTCGATCAAATTTACCGCATCAACATAGACCTTGGGGCAAACTTTAAACTCATGAAAGATTGTGTAGTCTGTCCACTTCCTAAAGAATACAGGTATGTTAGAAGAGGACGCAGAGGTTCGACTCACACTGAGCTTGGACATTCTACTGGTGTTGATCTTAATGTAGTAGTCTATACTTCTACAGAGTACGGTAATAACCTTGCTCGTAAACTTAACTTCTATCTTGAATCAAATAAGGACAAGGTGTTGATAAGTGCTGACGCTATCTCAGATATTCCATTCCAAGACATTCTATTTACTAATCGAATGGATGCTGACGCTCTGCCTATGCCGCCTAAAAAGTCTGCTCAACGTACACAAAAGAGTACTAGAGATGCTGTGTGTTGGCAAATACATAACTCTGGTCAGCGTAGCCAGTGGACAATCGAGAAACTCAATAACAATCCTACGCCAGTAGTATTTGTTGACGATTTTAATGAAGATATCAGAACTATTGCTAAGTTTATTACAGTTATAAATATTCCAAAGTGTAATAAAAACTTAGTTCTTACCAAGGGTATGACATTTGAACAAGGAAAAAATTACCTACTGTCCAAGAACAAGAAAGGTGTGGTAGGATTGTCTAATCTTCCACATTTTTATCAGAGGGTTGATGTGCTTAAAAAATTTAACAGAAGGACTGAGCCTGATGATATTACGAACTACCTTCTTGAACAGTTCCCCGATCTTAAAAAAGAAATGCTTGCTATTAGTGCTGAGTACAATGCGCTGGTAAAAAAGTACCCATTAATTACGGTGCTTCATAGCTTAGGGCACTACTCAACTAACTCTGCACAAATTGTAATTGATGAGATTAACAAACAGTCCAAGGAGGACGCATGAACTACATAATTCTACCACAAAGTCTTATACTTAATCACGCAGGTAAGACTACTACAATTAACAAAGCTGATGGACGTTATGACCGAGTCCTTCAGAAAATCAAGGAGGGAAAACTTGACGAGATTATTCCTTTGTTGTCTATTGCTGACTCTCTTAGTGAGCGAGGTTTCCAAGTTGTTGATGGAATAGTACATGTAGATGGTGACGCTTTGCCCGAATCATTATCGACTAGAGTGCTTGACTTCTTTAATAACAACCTACCATTCGAACCCCTACTTAAGTTCTGGGCGAAGCTTAAGAACAACCCGAGCTTTAATAGTAGACAGATGTTGTTTAAGTTTCTCGAACATAACGGTCATCCTATTACAACCGAAGGTAACTTCATCGCCTATCGTGCAGTACGTAATGACTTTCTTGATAAGCACACCGGGAAGATGGACAACTCAGTAGGTAATGTTGTATCGATTGATCGTAGCAAGGTTGACGACAATCCTAATAACGTGTGTTCATATGGCTTACACGTTGCTACTATGTCGTATGCTCAAAACTTTGGTTCTGGAGATGACAGGCTACTCGATGTTGAGGTTGATCCTGCTGATGTTGTTGCAGTTCCTACGGATTACAACGGTACTAAGATGCGAGTATGTAAGTTCAAAGTTGTAGCTGAGTCTCAAGGGCTTATCGACAAACCGCTTGTAACTTCTTCATACGAACTTACTAACGCCGCGTTAGAGGATGAAGAAGAGAAGTCTTTTGATTGTCCTGCTTGTGGTGAGTACGATGTGGAAGGATTTAACTATTGTCCTAACTGTGGAGAGACGCTATGATAAAAGCATATATAACGTACAGCGATAAGACAACCAGTGTAAAGATATACAAGTCTCTGGCTACAGCACTCGAAGAACTACGAGAGAATTTAGACATCGGGGATTCTTTTGTAATCAGGGAAGGCAAGACACTTCTTGCTAAGTGCAGTATCGTAGACTACAAAGGAGAATACTAATGAAACGTAGCACTGACATTATGACGGATATTCCATTGCCCGACCCTAAGTTAGAGAAGTCTAGATATGTGGCAATGATTCGTTATCAAATACCCAAGAGGATCATTCTTAATGGAAGACGCAAGACCTCCCCCAAGTTCGAGACAATGTACGGACTGATTTACTGGCTCAATAAGTTGCCCTATAACATGGAGTATGCTATCTTTAGAACAGACAAGGGAGAATTGATAACAAGCGGATATAAAAAAATTGGGGAGACAATTACTTATGAATAAGCAATACACGATTACTTACTACAAGAACCGGAAGCTATACTCAAACGATGCCTCGCGCTACGTTAACCTTAAGGAATGTAAGGAGCTTATAGATGCGGGGTTCAATATCAAGTTCGTCGCTCACAAAACCGGAGAAGATGTGACCGAGCATTGTCTTAAGGAAATGCTGTGCAAGTTCTCAGTATCTCAAGACATCTTAATCAAGCTAGTCAAGAGGGCTAAATGAAAAAGAACAAGGCGGAAAGTAAAGTACGCAGAATACTCAAGAACAATGGCTTTGTTCTTTCTTCGCAGAAGGATCAGACAAATGAAGGTGTTGACATAGTTGCCATGAAGGAGGGGGAAGTGCTACTTATTGAGGTGAAGAAAGCGAACCTCCATAACAGAGCGTGGCAGGTAGACTCAGTGTCTAAAAAAAAAAGAGTACTTTGTAATACTATTGCGATTGTTACCCCAACTCATGTAGTATTCCAGCCAATGAAGGAGC